CGGGGATCCCGGCCCACGGCCCCACGGGGATCCCGGCCCACGGCCCCACGGGGATCCCGAAGGGTAGTAAAATTCCCACCATAGCGCCAAACGCCCCAGGATCGCTCAGGATTGCTTCCGTCATCCGTACGGGTAAAGTATCGGATTTTAGATCGGATCGAGTCCTGCGCAATTCAGCCTAAAATCAAATGTTCACTACTGCACAGTTCGATATTTGGCATGATATTTGCTGGCCAGGAATTCTGGCGATAGGATGATTGACACCGCCACCAATGGCCGATACAGTCTGTACTCCGGTTACTTTTCATTCACGCAAACGACGGAAGCGGAAACATGCTGACACGATCCCAGATCGAAGACGTAGCAGGGAGCCTGGAAGCGAACGAACCAGACTACGACGCGAAAACGGTAGATATCTCATTCTATTTGTACGTGCAAAGCATCCAGGACACCCCGGAACACGTTAACCAGGTCAGAGCATACTTGACGGGTGACGTTGACCCATTCCAGCAGATAGCAGCGCTCGAAACCGAGATTTCCCGACTGCAGGCGGAACTGTTCCGGCTGCGGATGAATCTCGCGAACAATTGACACCACACCACCCCCCCCCGATTGTTTCGGGGGGGATTCTTCAACCCCGAACGGAGGAAACCAGTGAACAGAAGACAGCTCGAAGAACAGGTAGCGTCAGTGTGGGCGAGAAAAGTTCACCCGTCGGCGCAGCTTTTCCGGTGGTTGCCGATCGGCAGCCGGTTCCGTTTCGTCACAGCTGACGAGAGCAACCCCGGGAATTACGTATTCACGATTCCCACGTACACGAAGACGGCCAGCGGATGGTACGAAACGCTCAGCGGACAGAAGCTCCGGACTTCCCCGCTCGCAGCGGTTCTGCCGATTCAATGAAAGCACCACAGCGCCCCCGATTGTTTCGGGGGCGCATTCCCCGGAATTCAGGGTAGAGTTATCCTGAATTCCACAAACCTAGTTGAGAGGATTCGACGAATGAGCACAGCACTTACAGCAGCCCAGCACCAGAAGCACGCCCGCGCTATTGTGAAACACACTATCGCGGTCAGGGAGCTTGCAACGCAGCTCGCAGAAGCGGAAGCAGCGCAGCAGGCTGCCGAAGAAACCGCACGCGCCGCCGGTTTCCATTCTGGTGTGGTGGAATACAAGGGTACATCGTATTCCATCGCCACCACCAGCACCCAGAAGTTCAGCCTCAGCGCAGACGATGCCGACCTGGTGAAGTTTGCCCGCGCCCACGGACTGAAGACCACCGCGCCCAAACCGGAGAGCTGCAGTTCTGCAACAATCCGCGCCGCAGCGCTCAAAGGAATCGACGTCAGCCAGGTGGCAGACATCACGACTCAGGAAGTTTACGCCGTTTCCGTTCACTGAAGACCCGAAGGCCGGCCGGATTGTCCGGCCGGCCGTTTCATCATCAACCCCCCAACAGGGAGCCGAAGACCAATGACGACCGAAACCACCACCACAACCCCGGAAACCGAGCCGGAGAAACTCGGCACCATGAATCGCAGGGCGCAGAAATTCGCGCGGCTCGAAGACTGGAAACCCACCACGATTGAGCGCCTGGTAGCGTCAGATATCGCCAGCAAACACACCCGCGCAGCCGACCAGCTGCGCGGGGGAGCTGATGCAGGCTGGCTGGTGGCCCCGCACTACGCAATCGCTGAGGGTAGCTGGGATCGGTACAGCCTGGGGAAACTCATGGCTGGTGACCGATTGGACGCGGGGAAGATGATTGACTGGCTGCGCGATTGTCTCACCGAAGGCCAGACCGAAGGTCAGGATGTTTTGATCGGGCTTCCAACCATCGACTGGACAGCAGATGCAGACACCGTGCACAACGGAGCATTCTACACCACGTTCAGCGGTCAGTTTCTTGTCCCGATTCTGGACTTGGACGGGCAGCATATCCTGAATGTAAACGCCCGACGGTTCTTGACCCTGGACAAGCACATTCGGAACTGCACAGGATACCGCGCAACGGCCGACAAGCTTTATTGGATGCAGGGCGAAAGCGCCGTCGCCGTCCTAATGTCAGTCGGTGAAGTCTGACAGACAGGAACCAACACCGAACCCAGGGGCGCCCAGTGTTGGGCGCCCCGTTTCATTCCACCCCGAACAGGGAGCCATCATGCTACTACTCAGTCCCCCATCGTCGAACGTGAAACTATCCAAGACACAAGCAAACACTCAGACCCTGGTTTACGGGCTTTCACTGGCAGCGCATAGCCTCGCAGCGCAGGAGGTTAAACGGCGCACCGGTGAATCCGGGTTTAGCACGTGCCCAGACTCCACGCCCGGTTGCCGCGCCGCTTGCTGCGTCAGCGCATCAGCACAAGGCCAGCTCAATTCAGTCCAGGAATCCCGGAACCGCAAAACGGTATTCCTACAGACACACCGCCAGGAGTTTGTTCGCATCCTGAAGTCTGAAATTCAGCAGCAGATCGACAAGGCAGCATACCACGGCTACCAGGTCCGTTTCCGTTTGAACGTTGACAGCTCGATTCCCTGGCATGCCGAGGAATACGGACAGATTCCCCAGTCATTCCCGGAGCAGCTTTTCTACGACTACCACCCACTGCGGGCATTGAACAGCCGGAAGCACTGGAAACTTTCCGACATTCCCAGCAATCTGCGGATTTGTTGGAGCCGGAAAGAGTCTGACAGCTGGCATGCAGTCGAAAGCGCCATTGCGGACCTGCAGTCCGTCGCAGTCGTTTTCCACGATGATCAGCCCCACCGATCAGGGCGAGGAGCCTATGCGCAACAACTGCCCCGCTTCGTGGAGTTGCCGAGCTTAGGGCGCTGGCCCGTAGTCGATGGCGACCATAGCGACGACCGGACCGAAGACCCGCGCGGATTGTTGATAGGACTTCGCCTCAAATCCCGCTCAGAGCAGATCAGATCGGCAGCAATCCGAACCGGTTTCAGCGTTCCGACGTCGGCGGCCCCCTGCATTCTCTGACATCACGAAGCACGCCCCGCAGCTTTCACGGCTGCGGGGCTCTTTTGTTGCTGGTGTTATGGTGTGATCGGACGAACACCCGATCGGCATCGGCCGTCATGAGCTCCGGATGCCATCGGCATCGGCCGTCATGAGCTCCGGATGCCATCGGCATCGGCCGTCATGAGCTCCGGATGCCATCAGCATCGGCCGTCATGAGCTCCGGATGCCATCGGCATCGGCCGTCATGAGCTCCGGATGCCATCGGCATCGGCCGTCATGAGCTCCGGATGCCATCGGCATCGGCCGTCATGAGCTCCGGATGCCACGGCATCGGCCGTCAGGAGCTCCGGATGCCACGGCATCGGCCGTCAGGAGCTCCGGATGCCATCGGCATCGGCCGTCATGAGCTCCGGATGCCATCGGCATCGGCCGTCATGAGCTCCGGATGCCACGCGCAACCCCGCCGGAAATATCCCAGGCGACGCGGGATACTTTACCCCCTCCCCCGTAGGATCAAAAAAACAAAAAACAATGTTCTACCTTTTTCCTAATCCTGTTATGATAGGATCAGTGTGTGTTTGATCATTTTTTTGTGTGAGGGAGGGTGAGACGATGGCGGAGCGGGTGTGTGGGAATTGCAGGTGGTGGCAGAGCGATCAGCACGCGACTGGATCGTGCATGAGGAATCCACCGCAACGGATTGCTAATCAGCAGTACGACGAGTGGCCAAGGACGCACGCAACAGACCGCTGCGGCGAGTGGGCAGACGCCAGCATTACGGCGGAGCAGGAGGAGCGTCGGCAGTTTGTGCGGCAGATATTTCTGGCGATGACTGCATCAGAATGGGGCGCCAGCTACAGCGAGGATGACATGTGGAAACTCGCTGGAAAACTGGCAGCAGCAGAGCCACAGATTCAGAGTGAGGGCGGCAAATGACCCGCAACAGAGACGGACACAAGCCGATTACCCGGCGCGAGGACTGCAGTGAGCGACAGGCAATCTGCTGGGAGCTGATTGCGTGGTGGTGTGGTACGCACAACGTCAGGCGCATCTATCCATGTGGAACCGGCGGACTGCAGTTCTGTATCCACACAGAAATCAGCACATACGACTGCGACAAACTGACAAAACTGGTACTGCTGGCGCACGCGATGCGCGTGCGGGTGCAGGTGTCGGGCGCGTCAAATAACTATCTGCGCGTGGTGTTGCATGCGCGTGAGGCGACAGGCGGCTTTGCGCAGCGGCATCCGGGGCTGGTGGATTTGGCGCAGATGGCGGAATCTGAGTACACACAGACACGATGAGGGAGAATGAGCAGTGAGCGACGAACGGCAGGCACTTCCGGGGAATTTGCTGAATGCAGTGTTATGGCTGATTGATGCGATCCAAGGCGTGCAAGACTGGAAAGGCACAAATGTCGGCGATGCAATTGACGCAGTAGAGGCGCAGTTGTGGAGCACAAAGAAGGAGGTGCAGCAGTGAGCGACGAACAGACACAGACAATCATTGCCTACGTGGAAACGTCAGAGTCTTGCGGGCGGAAGTTCCTGCATGGATACGTTTTGCGAGCCATTGGAAAATGGGTCGAGTTAGAGCATGAGCAACAGGGCCGGCTGCTGGAGGATTGGGCCATCACAGAGACACCGCCTCACTCCAACTGCATCATGGTTTGGCGAGGCGTTTGCGAAAACGAATGGAGCGCATGCCTTGGTGGTGATTGGGAGCCGCGATTGTATGGGCAATGGGCCAGCCCAACGGCGGAGGAATTGATGTCATTGTCAGAACCACAGATTCAGAGGGAGGAAGGCAAGTGAACAACGAACAGCAGACACAGCAGGCAGACGACCCGAGCGGGCCGGGGTGGCGGGATGTGACGACCGGCGGCGTTACGCAGGACGGCGACATGGTTCGCTGCGACGACAATTTTCCCCTCGGACCATGGGTATTGGCCGAGCCGGGTGAGACAGTGACCGACGACGACGTTGTGCGCCGACGCATCGAGCCACAGCCAGAGCCACAGCCGAGCCCAGACGACCCGAGCGGCGATGGCTGGCGTGATGTCCGGCCGGATGAAATTCTGCAGGCTGACGACATGGCGCAGTGGGATCACGGGTGGAGCAGAGCACGAGTGCCCGGTATAATAGCGGGTTCTTATCCGCGATACCGCCGACGCATCGAGCAACAGCCAGAGCCGCAGCCGAGCCCAGACGACCCGAGCGGCGAGGGGTCGTCTGTCGATACGCTTCCGGATCCACCATTCACCCCAGACGACACGAGCGGTCCGGCATTAACGTGGCTTGATGTTGAGGTCGGTGACAAGTTGCGGTACGGCGACATTTTCCGTGCCTTTGGCAAATGGAAATACACTAAAAACATTGGCGTCACGGTGTCTGAGGAATGGAAGGGGAAATACCGAAGGATCGGCCCACACCCGCCACAGCCACAGGCAAAACCAGACGACCCGAGCGGCGATGGGTGGCGTTGGGTGCGGCAAGGTGAGACACTGGAATTGCATGACATGATGCAGGCTGAGGGTGAATGGTGGCCGACAAAAAACGCAGGACAGACATGCTCGAAGGAAGGAATGTACCGTCGACGCATCGATCCACAGCAGCCGAGCGACAGCGAGCCGGAGACGATGGAGCAGTTGCGGAAACGGCTGGATGCGGCTGTGCGGCAAAATGTCGAGTTGGCGGATAGGCTGGCGAATGAGCGACGAAGCAAGACTGCGCACCAGAGGATTGCCAAGGCAAGCGTATCGCGAGCACAGGAGGCCGAGGCACTGGTGGCTGAGGCCGAGCGATCCGGCCAGCAAGTCAACGCCGAGCTACAGCAGTTGAAGGAGCAGGTGCGAGACCTTACGCGGCAGGCTCAGTTTGATGCGGTGGAGATGCAGAATTTGCGGGATCAGCTCCACGAGTCGCAGCGAACGGCGCAGCGGTATCGCAACCAGCTTGAGGGAGCGTGGGAGCATGCGCCGAAGGGTCCGCGTAATTTCCGTGAGCGGATGGTATTGGAGAAGTTTCGAGCGTTTGTGGAGGCGCAGGAGGACGATCCGTTGACGTTTGGGTATGTGCAGTTGCGTGCCACGGACCCTCAGGTTTTGGGATGTTCGGAGTTCGTTGTAGAGTCTTGGCATCAGGATGTCGGTGGTGGCCGTTTGTCTGAGTGTGTGCGTGTGTTTCTGAGGCACTATGCGTCGGAGGAGGACCAAGAGTCTAGGAAAGAGATCAGTGCTCGGACGTATTTTCATGTGAAGACGGTGGGCGACTACGAGCGTCTGCTGTCGTTGCTGGGGATTGGGGGACAGACGGAGTGACCTTACAGATCAGCCAGAAGCAGTATGAGTTGCTGAGCAGTCCTGCGGACTGGGTGCTGTTCGGTGGCGCTGCGGGTGGGGGGAAATCGTATGCGTTGATGCTGGACATGCTCAGGCATTGTCAGGGGCCTCACGGGCAGTCGTTGTTCCGTGGGGCGATTTATCGCCAGACGTTCCCGCAGTTGAGTCAGAGTGGTGGTTTGATTGACCAGACGAAGCTGATTTATGGTGGTCTGGGTGCGGTTTACAACCACACGGCGAACGAGCATCGGTTCCCGGTGGGCGCGAAGGTGAGTCTGAACACTTTGGACCAGCCCAAGAAGCTGCAGGGGTATCTGGGCGCTCAGTTTGACTCATTGGCGATTGATGAGGCGAACCAGTTTGAGCAGAAAGCGGTGCTTTTTCTGTGGGCGAGGTGTCGAAGTCAGTGCGGGATACGGCCGACGCTGCGGATGACGTCGAATCCGGACCACGACAGTTGGTTGTTTCCGCTGGTATCGTGGTATTTGGACGATGAGGGGTACCCGAGACGCGAGTTGAGCGGGAAAATCCGTCATTTTATGGTGAAAGAGGAGCGTTTTCAGTGGTTTGACGAGCCTCAGTACGAGGTAAACCCGGAAACGGGGCTGGTGGAGCAGGTGACGAACACGTTTGCGTTCATCCCGGCAAAATTGAGTGACAATCAGGCGTTGCAGAGGAGCGACCCGACGTATCGGAAGCGTCTGATGCAGTTGTCGGAGCAGGAGAGGGAGCGGTATTTGGAGGGATGCTGGCTGGCGAGCAGCCGGACGGGTCAGGAGTGGCCGAGGGAGTGCTTCCAGGACGTGACGGTGACGCGGGATCAGTGGCCTAAGGAGGAGCATGCGGGGGACAGTGTGCGGATGTTCGCGGTGGACCCGAGCAAGGGGAAGAATGAGAAGTCGGGAGACTATTCGGCGATTGTGTGTCTGACGCAGACGCGGGAGTTGAAGTACGTGGATGCGGATCTGGCGAGGCGGCCGCCGGGTCAGATTGTGGAGGATTTGTTCCGGTTTTGTGAGGATCCGTTGCATCGGGTGCGGAGTGGGGATCTGGTGGGGATCGAAGCGACGGCGTTTCAGGAGGTGATGCGGGATCTGGTGTACCAGTATGCTGCGGATCACGGTCAGATGGCGTTGAGTCAGTATTTGTTGAGCGGGAATCCGCTGATACCGGTGAAGGACATGCTGAAGAAGGAGATGCGGATCCGGAGGCTCGACGGTCCGATCCGGCGGCGGGAGTTGCGGTTTTTGGACACGCCCGGGACGCTGTTGCTGTTGAGTCAGTTGCGAAATTTTGACGGGATACCGGCGAGGGGTAAGCACGACGACGGTCCGGATGCGTTGGATCAGTGTCAGCAGTTGCCGTTGGCGCTGCAGCGGTACTGGGAAGAGATGCGGAAACAGTGAGACACAGGCAGAGGGAGTGAGTGATGCCAAGGGGCGGTTGTGCGGGCTGTGGGATACCGAGCCCTGTCGAGGATGCGTTGACGGTGCTGACGTGGGTGTGTGCGGCGGGGTGGTCGCTGGTGCCTCAGGCGGGGCAGGTGAGTCCTGTGGCTCCGGGGAGCATGACAAGCCGGGCGCGTCGGGTTGTGCCATTTGCTGCGTCTCGTGATATGCTGCGTGGCTGGGAGACCGGACACGAGAGCATGGGGAGCCTGACAGATGGGTCGTCGCAGGGGTCGGAGAGAGCCTGAGGAGCAGGGTGGCGGGTACGTGGACGCCAGCGAGGGGGCGCGTGGCGCTCGCAGGCAGCGTCCTGAGATTTCGCTGATGGGTGCGTTGGAGCTGCTGGAGCATCAGAAGGCGATGTTCGCGCGTCAGATTCTGGAGGAGTTGGGGACGGGGTGCGGGCTGTCGGGGGATACGGACGACCGGGACATCCCGGGGAGCGAGGACCCGTTCGAGAACGCGACGATCGACGACATCCGGGACCTGCTGGACCGTGGGGAGCAGGCGGCCGCGACTCCGTGGGGCAAGAATGCGTGGCGGAACCGGGCGTGTTATATCGCGGGGCCTCAGGGGCACCGGTATGTCGTGAAGCCTGCATCGGAGACGGGATCGTCGGCTGGTGAGTCTGTGGTGCGGGTGCAGGAGTATTTGAAGCAGTGGATGGCCAGTTCGGCTTCGGGGTACTGGTCGAGCCGGCAGCAGGAAGTTTGCCGGCGGTTGGACGAGCACGGTGAGTGTCTGGACCTGCTGTATTACGAGCCGGGGAAGCCGTTGCGGCTGAGTTTTGTGGAGCCGAGCGACCTGGACGAGGATCCGAGGAGTCGGTATCAGCCGGACACGGGTGACGAGCCGTTCGTGGATATTCTGGGGATCCGGCGGACGAACGACGTGCTGTACCGGCCGGTGGCGTACTACGTGTCGACGGTGAGCGACTCGGTGAGTGGCCAGTGGCTGGGTGATCTGGAGTACCACAAGGCGGAGAAACTGGAGCCGGCGGATTTCACGGCGTTCAGTCCGGCGACTCGGTGTGTGGTGCAGTACCGTCGCAGGAACGTGGTGAGCGTTAAGCCGAGGGGTCTGTCGCTGTTCTGGGACGTGCGTGAGGAGCTGCGGTGGGCGAAGGTGCTGCTGGGCAACCTGATGCGGGTGAGTGCGTTTCAGGCGGCGTTTGGAGCGATCCGGACGATCAACACATCGGCAGGGGCCGATGCGGTGAAGGCGCATTTGCAGAGCCAGAACAGTGGGGCGGCGGGTCAGCCTGCGGAGCGGATGGAGTTTCCGAGCCCGAGCGTGGTGACGGTGCCATCGAGCGTGAAGTACGAGTTCCCGGAGACGGGGGCTGGTGTAACGAACCACGCGGAGGTGGAGTTGCTGTTGCTGCGTGCGGTGGCTGCGGGGCTGCAGTTGCCGGAGTTCATGTTGACCGCGAACGTCAGCGAGGGGAATTTCGCGAGTACGCTGGTGAGCGAGGGCCCGTTTCACAAGGTGATTGTGGCGGATCAGGGTCAGATGGTGATCGAGGACCTTCGTCTGGTGTGGGAGGCGTTGGTTTGGGGTGCGTTGGAGGATCCGGAGAGCGGGATTACGGTGGCGGACCTGCAGGCGGTGACGATCGAGGCGAAGCCTCCGAGCGTGCAGACTCGGAACCGGAAGGAGGACTGGGATATCCACTTTGAGGCGTGGAAGGCCGGCCGGATCAGTGCGAAGACGCTGAATGCGAGTCAGGGGTGGGAGTACGACGAGGAGCAGGAGCAGCGTCGTGCGGAGGATGGTGAGTTGGAGCCTCCGATGACGGAGCATCCGCAGACACCGGGCGTGACGGGCCCTGATGCGCAGCGGCAATCAGATCCGTTGAAGGAGCGGGGTGTGATGGCTGGCGACCCGGGGCGACAGGTTCCGGGACAGTCTTGAGAAGATTTTTTGTCGAAAATCAATGGGCTTTGGTTTTGGCAATCGTGATTGATTAGATTGTGAGGGACAGATGTGCCTGTGTCATAGACGGAGATCAGCGGCTGCTCGTGCGGCTGAGGCTGCTCGTGCGGCGGCCCAGGCTCAGGAACAGCAGCAGGCTGCGGTGGTGCCTGAGTCTGTTGAGTCGGTGGTTGCGGTATCGGAATCTGAGGTTACTGATGTCGAAAAGTCAGAAACAGTCTGAGTCGGTGCTGGAGAGCGATGCGTTCGAGCATGATGATTTCGAGCAGGTATCGACTGCGGAAGGCGTGACTGAGAGCATTGTGGTCAAAGGCGTGAAGTTGTTGGGGTTGCGGAGCAAGAACCGGCGGAATTACGACACGGACGGTGTGCGGAGGTCGGCGAGCGATAAGTTGGTTGGTGCTCCGATCTTCATCAATCACCCAGCGGACCCGAGTCAGCCTCGCAGTTACAAGGATCAGTTTGGTGTTGTGGAATCTCATGAGTACCGGCCCGGGAAGGGGCATTTTGGTACGATCAAGGTGAATCCGCATCACTCTGAGGCGAAGCGATTTCTGTGGGATGTGAAAAACAACCCGCGAGCGATGGGGATGAGCATCAACGCTGTGATTCGACCGGGTAAGGCGGATCGGAGCGGCGATGTGGTGGTTGAAGAGTTGCTGGATGTGCGGTCGGTCGACGTGGTGACACGTCCAGGCACTGCGAGTGGTATTTTCGAACAAGAGGAGAAGACTGTGTCTGAACTGACTGCTCAGGAAGCTGCGGATCTGCGTAAGGCGTTGGATGAGGCTCAGGCTCAGGCGAAGGCGGCTGTTGCTGCTCTGGAGCAGGAGCGTGCGATTCGTGAGAAGGCCGAGAAGAAGGCTAAGCTCACGGCGTCTGTTGCCAAGGCTGTCGAGGGGACTCCGCTGTCTGATCTGCAGGAGCGGATTGTTGAGTGTGCCTGCCAGATGGCGGATCCTGCTGAGTTTGAGAAGCTGGTTGGTGATGTGGGTGCGTTGTTCGTCGATGACGGCAAGGACATCACGGCTGCCAAGGAGCAGGATGAGGGTGACGCCGGGAAGCGTGCTCCGCAGGTCGGCAATCGTGGGCAGAAGGGCAATTACGGCGGCCTGCGGTCGACGTTGGGATTGAAGGCTCGCTGAGTTTTCGTGCTGGTCGTTTCTGTGTGATTTGATGGAGAGAAGAGATGCCTCAGTGTTTGGATTGCATGTACCAGCAGGGGAACTTCGGCAACGGCGTGATCGACACGGAGTCGATGGCTGCCCCGTCGCCTGCTGTTGATATTTGCGAGGGTGATTTTCTGGTGGCTGACACCAGCGCGACGGGCGTGACGGAAGCGAAGTTGCTGTCTGCATTCACGTGGACAACTGACCTTGCGACCACGCGAACGAATGCGAAGGCGGCGTTCCGTGGCGTGAGTGCTCAGGAGTACGGGACGGAAGAGTGCATCACGCAGGAAGATTGCCTGCCGTTCTGGCGGTACAACAAAGGCAACGGCTTCCGTCGGTCGTATCTGATTGCGGGTGCCACTGGTGCTTTGGAGCCGACGACGTTCCAGCAGGGCCAGTTGTTCACGTTCGCGAAGAACCCGAGCAGCAATGCTCTGGTGAACAGCAAGATCGTGAAGACCAGTGATACTTCTGTTGCGGTGTTCCGTGCGGTAAGTGACAGCGGTCCGGACAACGTGAGCCGGGCGACCGTCGAGTTTTACTGAGTTTCTGGTTTGGTCTCTGATTGGATTGTTTTGGGAGAGTGAAGATGTCGAAAAAAGGGCCGAACCGCGCGGTGACTCAGCAGATTCTGCGAGACCACAAGAAGCACGGTGATGCGGTGTTCGAGGAGCTGGATGACATTCTGGAGGCTGGCGAGATCCAGGCGACGGAACTGGACCTCGTGTCGTGCCTTGAGCACGACTTCGGTGTGGGTTACCGTCGCGACGTGATGACGATGGGTGACGACGCGATGGAAGCGATCATCACCAGTGGTACCTTCAACAAAATGGTGCCGAAGATCATCCGGACGGCGTTGGCGGAGCAGCCGAAGGAACAGTATTTCCTGCTGAACCGAGTGACGATCGAGACCCGTGGCGAGTGCGAGGACGGGTACGAGGATCACGGAGTGTTCTCGGATCCCCAGGCTGACGAGATCTGCGAGCTGCAGAAGCCTCCGATGTTCGGCGTTGCGACCGACTTCATGACGCACCCGAAGGGCAAGCAGTACGGCTTGGGATTTGCGTTCACTCGTGAGGCGGTGTGCCGCGATCCGAACAACTTCATCCAGCAGCAGATCCCGAAGATCGGTGATGCTCACAACGAGAAGTTCGAGAACCAGTTGCTCGACCTTTTTGTTGGCTACACCAACACGTACAACCGCAGCGGGACGGATTACGACACCTACTATGCTGCCGATGGCACGTCGACTCCGTTCGGCGACGGCAGTGGCGGCCCGTGGGTGAATGCTCAGGCGAACGACCTGACCTGTCCTGCGGATTTTCAGTCAGCGCGTAACCTGTTCTACGACTTCCGCGACATGGTTCACGGTCGTCCGATCCCTGTTCCGATGACTGGCCTAAGCGTGGTGACGAGCCCGCAGAAAGCCGATGCTGTGCGTCCGAAGTTGCTGGCGACTGCGATTGAGGACGACGTGACGTGCAACGGTGGCGACACGGTGAAATATATCATGACGGCCCAGGTTGCGAACCAGATGATGTTCGATCTGCTGTCCTATCAGCGACTGGTCGACCGGATTGCACTGCGGTGGGGCGTGACGGCCGAGGAGGCCCGGAACTGGTGGTGGTTGGGGAACATCCCCGAGTTCATGTCGTGGGTGTACAACATCCGGCCGACAGTGACTCGGTGCCCGCAGGATGCGGAGTCGTGTCAGCGACGGATTGTGGCTCAGTACACCAGCCTGTCGAAGGGATACGGGTACATTCGCAACCCGTATCGCGGGATGTGGTTCACACCGGTGGAAGAGAGCGGTAGCTGAGATTTGCGAGAGATCGCAGATTGAGAGAGAATGAAACCGTCCGGATTGACCCGGACGGTTTTATTTTTTGTGGCTGCTGGAGGATAATATGGCAGGCAAGAGTTCGATTTGGGCGATTCGGATGCCGGGTGGTCCAACAAAGATCGTGATGAGTGATGTGGCGATTACTGAGGCGAAGGCGAAGACCGAATACCGTGCGTCGTTGCCGAAGACGGTGGCATCGACGTCTGACCGGGACAAGAGTGTTGAGTGGCCGCTGGTCGAGGCGATCGACGAGCAGACACTGACGAACAAGTACAGCAATTTTCTGCATCCGCATTCTTCGACTGGTAGGTCGCAGTTTGTGGTGGATCTGCGTAAGCCGAAGTGAGGTTGCCATGTCCTGTCTGAGTTGTGCTGAGCTGGAATCGAAGATCTGTGAGCTGGCAGAGAGTCTCACGAGCGGCGAGGCCTGCGGTGGCATCACCAGTCAGGGCGGCGTGACCGTCGACACCCGTGAGCAGATTATCCAGAAGCAGCGAGTTCTGGAGACATACCGGCAGATGTGGACGGACAAGCGGTGTGGCGAGCAGAACGATGCGGGGCTGTATGAGTTCATTCATACGGCCTGTGTCACTCCAGCGACCTGCACAGGGCGGTCCTGTCGTGGTTCGAGGGCCAGTCAGCGGTCGACGCGGAGATACCGGCGATGAGTGAGGGGTGCTGTCCGGAGGTGCCGTGCGGTTGCCAGCAGTGGCTGGAGTCGTTCTGCGACTTCGAGACTGTCACGCACACGTACTGCGGCACTGAGACGACGTTCGAGAAGTGCAAGAGTTACCCGATGCAGACGGAACTGGTGCGTCCGGATGCGGGGATACACCAGCAGGACCGGATGTTTTTCGTGAGCCGGCAGGAGCAGGACGTTGGGAGTGCTCCGGGGGCTGTGATCGAGACGGCGGACGGGGAGCACTGGCAGGTGTACGCTGCGGAGTACCTGCAGGCGTTCTGTGTGTGGAAGTTGTGGGGGCGGAACGTGGCGACGTGCTTCAGCCTGACGAACCGTCTGGACATCTGGGATGCGACTGGGTGTGAGTCTGACTGTCAGTCGGTAAAGATGCAGAGGGTTGGGACTGTGCGAGGCAAGATCCTGCCTGTTGCTGGTCAGCGGTCTGGGACGCGGAATTCTGACGACATGCGGGTGCGGTGGCAGTGTTCGGTGGAGCGGTGGACAGTTGGTCCGTATCCGCTGGCGCATCACAGGATATCGAGCAGTCAGGGGATATTCCGGGTGGTGAGCTTCCAGGACGGCGGCCCGTATGTGCCGTTCACGATGGTTCTGGAGCTGATGGATGTTTAGCCTGCGGCTGGCTGATGCTGATGCGGATTACGAGGCTCCGTTCAGGGAGGCGGCTGGGGATGTCTGCTCCAGCCTTGCGTTTTCGCTTGCGCAAAAGTATCGCGAGTATTTGCTGAAACCGGACGCTCCTCCGCATAGCACTCCGTTTACGATCCCGCATGCTTACAACGGCTGGAAACCCGGGGGATTTTATTGGGCAGGAGATGCTGACAGTTTGTCTGATGGCGGCGACCTGAGCGATGAGGCGTGGTTGTTTGGCGATGTGTCTGGCGTGGCTCCTCGACAGCCACCGCCGATGCTGGAAAGCCACAGGAACAATACTGTTGCCGGCGGCAACATCATGGGCGTGCCGTTTGCCGAGGATCAAACCGTCAGTTTGGCGAATTACATTGAGTCAGAGTATTCTGGTGACTGGGAGAAGGGCTATTATGTGGGGATGTCTCCGAGTCACGTCTCTGGGCGTGACAACAACTATCTGGTTCTGTTGGATCAGGGGTTGATTCCTGGGATTGCTCCGCGACCGTGGATTGAAGTGATTTTTGATTTTGAGCGTCGCGAATTGCTGGCGGCTGCATTGCAGCCACAGGATGCTTCGCCTTTTGGAGGCTGACAGGAATGCACCGGTACAAAATCTATGGCGTTGGCAGTGTGATGGAGTTCGACGCGGTGAGCCCGGAGGTGGCTGAGGCGATGCTGATCGAAGAGATCCCGCAGTTGCGTGTCGAGCAGATGGTGACCCGGAGGGTCCGATGACCTGTTGCGTCGAGGATGCGTGGGTTGATGCGTTGCGGGCTCTGGACTGCACTCCGGTGAAGTCTGAGGGCCATTTCGTGCTGCAGCGGTCGGGCTCCGAGATCGTGCCGTATGTGGTGGTCAGCAGTGCGATTTCGAGTGGCCTGCGGACGACGGACACGGTGCAGCGGATCCAGAGTGTGAGCCTGCGCGGGTATTTCAGCGTCGACCGGATTCAGGATGCCAGGGAGTGGCAGGGGCTGGTTGAGGCGTTGCTGACGTGCAAGCGGTGCGTGCCTCTTGGAGACTGTGGCTGTTTTTGTGTACGATCCGTCGGTCCATCGCAGATGACCCCGGTGGGGACGCTGCTGAGCGTGTTTGTGACTGTCACAGGGAGTTTTATGCCGACCGAGGAGACGTCCGGGTCTGGCACATGAGGAGATATTGAGATGCCGTTTTCTGCTGGTGAGTTGTGCTGCTCGAATACTGCGTGCGTGTTGCTGGACACTGCCAGCGGGACTGGTGCGGTATGGGATCGTATCCCGCATGTGACACAGATTGCGTTTACTGAATCCGCAAACACCCCGAAGCTGACGACCAGTTCGACTGGCGGCCGTGAGACGAGTGCCTGTGGTGTTGTCAGTGCAAGTGGTAACCTTGCGATTGCCTGCCACGGGGGGACAGCTCCAGGGTATTTGGCCGTGAACGCGATCTATCATCTGCGATGGTCTGCTGACTGTGACAATATCTGGACGTCTGGCAACTGCCCGACTTCTGGCTCTGTTGTCGCATCTCCAACTTCTGGCACGTACTTTGAGGCCTACGTTCGCATCACGTCTGTGCCTGTTGACTACAACATTTCTGGCAATGCTGCGATCACCGTCAACTATGCGTTCGACATCGTTGCGTGGGTCGAAGGTGTCAGCGACAATGCTCAGGTCTCTGAAGCGTCTGTTGCGACCGGCTTCTTCTGCTGATAGTGGAGGTGTGGCATGCAGAGAGTTCGAGTGGGCGACCTCGAACTTTCCATCAGTCCTCGCAGGTTGATCAACTACATCGAAAAGGTGCAGTTTATCAAGAGTCGGCGACCGGCTCCGTGGGATCTGATGAAAGGGGTTCCGAAGACTCTTTCGGTGGCGGACTACACGGCATACGTGGAGACGGCGATGAAAACCGTCTACACGCATGCCAGTGCCGTCGGCATTCAGGAAGAGATGGATTTCGACACATCTGCGGAGGGGTTTTACTGGTCCTTGTGGAAGTGCATGGTTCCGGACCGGCCTTCGGTTCGTGCCAGAGTGTCGATGGCTGACGCTGGTTCTTCGCAGGAGCCGTGGGAAGCTGGCGTCCTGAGAGCGAAGGCGTTGTGGGAGGCAGCGAATGACGACGAGAAGCGTCAGATTCGCATGGCGATGGATGCCTCTGACCAGATGCGGCAAGTAAAAAACTCCGATGGCCCGCCCGAGACGAGCAGTCCGGAGCCGGGCCTAAAGGAGTGAAGATGGAGATCCTGCCTGCGGACCCGGGTTTTCTGGTTCCTCGGTGCAGGTATCAACATTTGGCGGAGGCTCTGTGTCGTGAGCTGCACATTTCGCTAGACTCTGCGCTGCAGTACACCCCCTTTGAGGCGTATCAGGCACTGGGAGCAGAGATCTATGTCTGAAGGTCAGCGGTTACTCGACGTTTTCGTGAGCGTGCGCCCGGACCCAGAGATGCTGGAGGCTGTGAAGGCTGCGCATGAGGCCCTCCTGTCGGATCTGCAGAAAAGACTGGCCGAGTTCAATACCGCCATCGGCGCAGACACCAGCAATGCGATCAACAAGGTCGCTACGGCTGTTGGTAAGCTGGCGGCAAGCATGGAAAAAGTCGCCGAGACAAAAGCTGGCAATGCAATTGCTGATGCAAACGCACAAGCAGAGAAGTATTCGGAGACTGCTGACAGGTTGCGTGAGAATCTTGCGGACGCGGCGAAATCGCAGGCTGCGCTGAACACAGCAACGAGCAAGGCGAACGCTGCTGGCGGTGCCATTGGATCTGGGTTGTCATCTTCTGGCTCAGCAGCCCCACCTCCGCAGCCGCCTGCGCCGAAAACGCAAGCAGAACTTGAGGTTGAGCGGATCAGTGAGAGAAGGGCAGGGGTTCAGGAGAATATCAAACTGCTGCGTGAAGCCAACTCGCTGGAAATCGCAAGACTTCGTGCTCTTGGCCAAAAGGAATTCGCCTCTCCGTATGAACAACAGAATCGCGAGTTAAGAGCCATTGTGTTGCTAATGAAAGCGATGGATGCAGAAGAAGTCGACCTGTTGAGCAACGATGTGAGACGGCAGGAGTATTTGAATTTCTACAGCGAAGTCGGCCGTCGTGTAGACAATGCGAGAGAATCTGTCGAACGATTTGCGAACAGAGCGAGACAGGTTCCCGGGAGTGCTGTTTCGCAGCCTGATGCGTTGATTCGTTCGAAAATTCAGGAGGATATCGCGAAGCTATTCAGGGCTCAGAATATCAGGGCTGGAATAGCACTTGGTGCCCCACAGGAACGGGTGACAGGACTTCCTTCATCTGGCGCACTGGCCGATGATTTGCGAGCGCAGGAACAGGTTGTCAGAGAGAATGCTGCGAACGTCAAGAAGCTGCGGTCTGAATACGATGGCACAAAAAATTCTGTTGATCGCTTGAGAGACGCAATTGACGTCCTTGTCGATAGTCAGAAACGTCTGAATGTTCTGCAACTGGCCGCCAAAGATCAGGGGAATCTCTATCGTGGAGTCGCTGAGCGAGCGAGAGATGCCTCGATAGCGGCGGGACGTTTGTCCATCTCGTTGAAAGAAATTGGTGACATTGGGCTGCGTGATGACATCGTGCAGTTGCGGCGTGACTTCCAGGACTTCGAGCGAGAACTGACACGCCTGCAGAGCAAGGGTGAATTCAATTTCGTTGTGCAGTCGTCTGGGCTGACAGAACTGCTGAACAGGCTTGAAACTCTGACGGCACGGTCTGGAACAGCGACTACAAGCAAAGAGAAGATTGTATCTGAGAACGAAAACTTACGGGCGTCAATTCGTCAGGACGAAATTAAAGCGCAAGCACTGAACGAAAAGTACATCAGCAGAACAACGGCGATAGAACGAACTGGAATCGTGAACCAGAGAGAGGAGCTTGCAAAGAATCAGGCAAAGATTCAAGAGGTGAATAAGCAGCGAGACAACTCGATTCAAAAAGAAGAAGAGTTGAACAGACTGTTGAGAGAACGACAGGCTTTACTTGGTGGATTGAACAAAAGCCTTCAGAGTTTAGCTGATCGAACAAACGCATCTTTTAACAGATTGCAGAACACGGCATTTCAGGCCGGACAGGCCTTCGAAGACTTTGCCGTTGGCTTCCAGTTGAACGGATTTGCCGGCGGGATTCGTGGCGCGGCGAACAACATTTCTTTCATCGCACAGGACCTCGCCAGCGTATATGTCGATAGTGAAAAAATCAGTCAGAAATGGAAACTGATTGCTGGTTTGGGTACCGGTATTGGTGCGGCGCTGGCTGTAACCATTTTGCCGCTCGTTATCGAATGGCTGGAAAACCTCAACGACATTGAGGTCGAACTGGCTGACATCAGCAAACGCATGAAGGATGTCGCACGCGAGTCCGAGTTGGTTGCGGAATTCAATCAAAACACAAGAGAGACGATTGATCAGATAGCAGAGTCTGATTCATTGGAGTCTGTGCTGGACACGATGAGAGATCTCAGGCTGGAGTCTGAGAAGCTATCAAACAGCGTGGTTGACACACTGAGGTCACTTTCAGACCAGCGGGCCCTTGAGGATTTCAGGAAAGGCTTCAGTGATGTACTTGACGGAGTGAGGCAGCAGATTGCTCGCCTTATGAATCCTCAAGACATAGACATATTGCCTGATGCTCTTCCTCTCGGATTTCTGGATGATGCGTTTTTCGCTGCTCAAAGAGCTTTGCGTGAGAAACAGATCGCTGAGGAGTTAGCCAATTCAAATGAACTCATTGATAATTATCTGGAGCTGAATCGTCAGATAGATGCAGCATTTGCTGGAGCCCGCCGTGGCGTGTTCGATTCTGCTCAGCTCAAAGATATTGAGGACAGATTCGGCGAACTTGCGGATCAGGTGGATGCGTTTGCAAAGAGCGCCGACGTGGCGAATCAGGAGTTTGCGAAAACTGCACGTGAAAATATCGCACCGCTGCAGAAACTCTTTGAAGGGCTCAGGGAGAGTGCCAGAGAGTACGAAAACCTCATCACTCAGCGTTTGATTGCTGCGACAGAGGCTGCGATACAAAAGTCTGAGCAGCTCGAAAGACGTCAGAAGCTGATCCGGAGGGAAATCAACGGAGAGATCGACGCTGGGGCCCAGCAGGCGATCGAGATCGACGAGATGTCACAGCAGTATCAGGACATGATCGACGCAACGCTGGAGTTTTACAAGCGAAGTGGTGCTGTGCGTGCGGATCAGATTGATCAGCTTCGGGCAGCACTTCAGCAGCAGGCGAATCTGGAACTCGGCAATGCGGCTTTGAAAGAAGAGAAGGATCTGGTTGACAAGATTCGTGCGGCCGAAGAAAAACTGGATGGTATCAGGAACAAACGCGGTAGCCGGCAGAGTCAGGTTGTGCGTCCTGAAGAGTTCCTGCAGCAGATTCAGACGGCCGTGCTGAGTATTGAGCCAGTTGACAAAAACACCGATGCGCTGGAAAAGGCAACGAAGGAGATTGCTGATCTGAATTTCCAGCTTCAGCGGATGAACAGGTTACAGGCTGTGGCTGCTGAGGAGGCGGTAATACGTGAACGTGCGGCAGGCGGCCCGTTGTTGCCGAGAGATGCTCAGCGATTCCGTGAACTGCAGGACATTCGAAGGCAGGTGCCTTTGATTGCTCGTCCGGCGGAGGACATTCCGGGACCGTTCAACCCGTTGCGAGAATTGCCAATTCGCGCTGCGTTGCGAGATGAAGTACGATTGGGAGTTCAGGACGCTATTCAGCAGGGACTGCGAGATCTCGCACCGAACCTGTTCAAGAGCATTGATGGCGTTGGCGAAGCTGTCAGGAAGAAAGATTTGGGAGCGAGAGCACAATGACGAGGATGACCGAAAATCTCCCATTCTGTGTCACTGCAATCCATCCATCAGGATTGATTCAATGTCAGAACGGTCGAGTGACTGCTACTCGGCAGTTTCTGGTTCCTGCGGTTCGCGCTGAAGAATTTGGTTTGCGGATGCTGGGAAAGTGGCGTGGCCGAGGCGGTGTCGTGTCGTATCAAACACCGCAATTGCCAGCCTACTTCCCATACAGTTACGCCTCTGGAATCCCGAAAGCCTTTCAGGAAAAGAAGGCGTGGCCATTCCGAATGATCGCGACTGGATTCACACTGGATCCTATCGACAACTGTTGTTTCAACTCAGCATCGCAGGAAGACACCGGGCCGGTCACGGCATTCATTACGGATGCCCAGAGCATTGCGCAGGCTGAGAGATATTATCCAGTCGACGGCGACAATGACGCGATCATGGAGTCGCAATGCAAGATGCAAGTGACTGTTCAGTATCAGGAGTGTCCGTGGGACTGCACTGGTTTTGACGGAGATCCTGAAACCACAAACATCATAGAGATCATGGATTATACGGCAATTGCCGTTGAGAGAACGTCCTCATACATTCTTCAAACACTGCCAAACAGAAATCTTGTTTGGGCTGATTTGCCGGGTCCTGAGAATCAGTTAAAGGGCGATACGTATGCTACGGTTCTGATTCCCACAGCAGACATCACGATTGACTGGTTCAATGTCCCGCTGAGTCAACTTTGCCAGATTGAAACGCATCTGAACAAATTCAGAAATCGAGTGAATTGCACTCCGTTTACTTTGTTGAGTGACTGCATGTGTCTCTCCTCAGTGGACGATGTTTGTGAAGAATCAGGATCAGAAGTGTCGGAGTGTCTCTACGAAGAGGAAACGGTACTTTTCATAGACTGGGAGGAACTGAAGGAGCAGCGAACTCGCGGTTTCAGGTTGATGGACACAACGACATTGAGGCTGATGTTTAAGCAGAGAAGGATCAACACGGCAAAACCATATTTTCCAAAGAACATTGTTGGCTGGAATCATCTGTATTGTGATTCGACTGATCCCGGCGATGACGGTGGCTGGCGCAGAGTTGCGAGAAGCGAACCTGACGGATTGCGTCCACTGTACGAAGGACTCAACCTGAACAATATGTTTGATCTGTTATCTATTGTTACTGAAGGATGTCCCAACTGATGTCCAGGATACCTCCGCAGTGGAAAGTCGGAGAACGCATTACCGCTGAGCATTTGAATGCAATGCGTCGTGAGTCGTTGCGCAGTCGGGCTTCTGTTGCCAATGGTCCTGACATCTCAGTCGTTGGTGACAATTTTGGCTCCCAGTCTGCTGGCATGCTGAAGCCTGCAATGCAACTGGTGATTGCCAGAGAGGACTTTGAGAAGTTCCAGAGAACGGACAATTATCCGGTATTCGATGAAACGCCCTCTGGCAAGTGCAGCCTGATCAGGCTGGATATTGCGTCTGGCAAATACGTCGACGAGAACGAGAATCTGTTCAGAACCTTCCGAGTCTGGGATCCGCTGGCAGAACTGACTGGCGCACCGACGAAGAAGCAGGGCGACATCTTCTACATCGTCTGGAACAAGGACACGCAACGGGCTGAAGTGTTGCAGGCCAGTGGCGTACAGATCCGGCATGGGCTTGTTGGCGACTGCCTTGGGATGGGATGGTATACGGTCGAGTTGATGGACTGCATGCAGTTCGAGCCGCCGGACTGCGAGGATTTTGATCCGTATTCAGGTTCTGATCTTGGCTCTGGGTCGGACTCAGGCTCTGGTGGTGGTGGTGATGGGTGTGAGCTGTGTGAACCTACGGCCGAGGACGCCTGTGGGGATCCCAGCGGCATTCCTGACTTGGCTTTTGGTTGTGCTCAGGCAGAGGTTGTCACGACGATCCGTCCGAGGCGGAACAGCCGATGTTATCCGCTGTACGGGAATAATCAGTTCGTCTATGCACTGGACAAGCGTGTCGTGCCGCTGAAGAAAGACGGCATGGTCACCATTGCGTATCTTGGAGATACGTGCAGTGGCGGATCCGGATGGGAGACGGGCTGCGGTCCTGCGGGATCTGAGAGTGGCAGCAATCCGGAGACAGGAAAAGGTCTGTGGGTTGTCCTGAACGGCGAGTATGAGACGGTCTCGATTCCCTATGAGCGGTACGAGTGCTGCGAGGATGGGACGGTCAAAAGGATTCAGTGTACGATGTTCATCGTTGAGGGATCTGTGTGCGTTGGTCCGGTGGATCCATGCCCAACCGACTCTGGTTCAGGGAGCGATTCCGGCTCAGGCTCAGGATCCGGATCTGGCGGCGGCGGTGGCCCCGGGCTGGAAGGCGGAGAAACACCGTAGTGGGATTCACGGCAACAAACCCTGCGATTCTGGAATGCTGCGGCTGCGGCTGTGTGGGCTGCTGTGTCCCGCTGCGCTATGACAGTCCGCAGTACCCGGGCGGGTATATCCCGGCAATCCCGTTTGAAATCATCGCTCCCGGTTGTCCTGAAATCGACGGGGCGACGGGGTCCTTTCCGCCGGTGGATCCGACTGCTCCGATCAAAGGCAGGTGCGGTGCCTGTGCGACGTTCTGTTCGACGGTGCAGGCGGTTCTGGCTGGGACGTTCCGCGTTGAGTTGGGCGGCATGTGCATGACGAGTCCGTGCGGCTTCAAGTTCTGCCTGGCACTGGAATGCACCGCCTCTCAGGAGCCTGCCACGGATCCGTTGCTGGAACCCTGCTGCAGTCGTTTCCGGCTGTGGATCGGCACAGACGTGACTCAGGTGGAGGACAACGGGCAGCGGCCGGCAAGTCTGCTCGACTGTCAGTTGGCCTGCGTAAGCTGGAAGGCCGTTGCCCCGACCAGTTGCGTCTGCCTGCCGGACGGTGGGGGTTTCAGCGGACGGTTTCCTCTGGCGATCAATTACTACTGCCCGAGCTTCCCGAGCGGACCGTGCGAGGGCCAGCCGAACTGCTGCCTGCTGAACTGTGATTTGAGCGACGCCGAACTCGTGGTATGATCGTACCGGAGGGCGACTGTTATGGGCGAACAGTGTCAGTGTCCGCTGGCTGGATATTGTGAACGGCGGAAAACTCGCATACCCACGGCACACTGGCAGATGTGTCAGCGTGGGCTGGTGGCGCAGGTCGACAAACTGTGGGCACAGGCTCCGGTGCGTCGTGAGTCTGGCATGACGATCTCGGAAACAGCATCGCTACCACCGGAGAAGAAGTGCGGCTGTGGGACGCGACTGAAGGGTTTCGTGAGGTGACGTATGCTGCGGGTCTTTTGTGTGTGGCTGCTGGCGATCGGGATTGTCGAGTCGTGGAACGGCATTGCCGGCTACTTCGTGGAGTCTGCTCGCATCCAGCGTGAGATCAGGCAGATGCAGGAGGAGATTGATCGGGGGCTGGGAAAGTTTTAGGAGATGATTTTATCATGGCTTTGCGTCCAAGAATACATCGCAGATCAAATCAGGATGCCCGAATGAGGACTCCTCTGCCAATGCTGGAGTTACCAAAAGATCGGTGGCTTCCTCCGTTGAAGTACGTGCAGATTGCCACGCATTCGCGATGCAACGCCGACTGTGTGTTTTGCCCGTACATCGAGTCGGTGCATCACAAACACCCCGGCATGATGACGGATGAGACGTGGATTTTGATACTCGACAATCTTGTACCGTTCGGTGCCGGTCTGAAAAAGATCTGTCCGTATCTGATGCAGGAGCCTTTGCTGGACAGAAGCATCTATGCGAAGATCGCTCAGATTTACGAGCGGTTTCCGCATGTGACGGTCGAGATCAGTACCAATGGTGCTGCACTGACTGAGCAGGCCGTTGAGAAACTGTTTGCTGTGATGGAAGGCCGATCTCACGACATCTGGGTGTCGCATCATGGGATCGACAAGGAGACCTTCGAACACATCATGCAGATTGATTATCAGCGTTCGACTGAGAATCTGATACGCATGCTGAAGATGTCGAACGGCCGGTACAACATCAAAATACGCGGTGCCGGGAAATCGAAGGCTGTCAATCGGACCTTCTTCACGAGAGAGCAGTACGTCGAGTATTGGGAGCGGACATTCACTGATCATGAGATCAACAGGGCAAATGTTTCTGTCGATGCGTTCGAGTTTCACGATCGAGCGGGATCTTTGAAGCGTGAGGACCGTGGTGCGAATGAGTTGAATCAGGGGATTGTCCGGCAGATTGGGCCCGGCCATCGGCCGTTCTCCTGCACTCGCATCAATGAATGGATTCACTTCATGCACGATGGCAGGATTCGCATCTGCTGCATGGATTACCATCACGAGGTGCAGTTGCCGAGCATCCATGATATGTCGCTGCTGGATTACTATCACAGTCAAGCGTACATCGGTCTGGTGAATTGTGTGAGTGGTCGCACAGAATCTCCAGCCGATTTTATCTGCAAGAGATGTACCAGTCCCGGGGGCTAGGGATGAACTACAGGAGTAAGCCGGGAGTTATTCTGGCGCACAGTCACAACCTCGGAGCACTGGACGGGCATCGTGGCGTCCGTCCGAGATGTTGTTACCGAGACCACTCGATCTCGGAGGGTCCGATTGATCTGGTGGCTGTCGTCAGCAGTTGGAACGATGGTGACATCATCGGAGCAACGGTGCGGAACTGTTTTGCGCAGGGCTGCAGTCGTGTGCTGCTGCTGGATAATGCGTCACAGGATGACACTGTTGAGCAGGCGACGGCGGCCGGTGCTGAGATCGGCGAGATTTACCAGACGGATTTCTACGACGACGACCTGCGGATCCGGAAACAGAATCTGCTGGCGAAGGGGATGGTTGAGAAGTCGTCATTGCCAGTCTGCTGGGTACTGTCACTGGACGCGGACGAGTTTGTGCATGGTGACCGGTCTGAGACGGTAATTCAGACACTGAGCCGGACGAAGGTTGAGGCGAGGATGGTTGGTACGTACTGTGTGGACCTGTGCCCTGATTGCCGGGATGGGTATGTGCCGAACACTCATCCAGCGAAGGTCATGACGAAGGGGATCATGAGGCGGACGGACAGTTGTCCGAGTTGGCACTGGAAGCATGTGGCGTTGAAGTATTCCGGTGGGAAGTTCGACATTTCGCAGACTCGTGGCAATCACTTTCCGGCGGCCGGCTGGAACAACAAGAACCTGACTGAGGACTGTGGCGTACATCTGCCGATGCTGCATGCTCCGTTCAGGAATTACGAGCGATCGCTGTGGCGATTGCGGCTGCTGTGTGGTGGCGAGGATCGGCGGTCGAAGTTTGACGATGACGTGACCGGGAACGCGGGTGCGATCAGACGCCTGCAGATGATCGAGCTGATGTATGAGAAGCGTTATTCTGAGATGGAGATGACGCACAATTTCTTCTATGGTCGCTCGATTGTTGGTGCTGTTCCGTATCCGTGGCGGACGTATTGGCCTGACCTTGTGCTGCAGGAGTTGCGGTAATGTTTTCTCCTGACGGTGTGGTGATGATCTGTGTGGACTTTGCCGACATCCTGGCGCAGACGTTGCCGAGGAACCGGCACCACTTCTCACGTGCCGTGGTGGTCACACACCCGGACGACCATGCGACGATTGCGGTGTGTCAGCAGAACAGCGTCGAGTGCCTGCTGACTGAGGTGTTTTATGAGCGGGGCGCGGAGTTCAACAAGTATGCAGCTCTGGAGATGGGGCTGGACTATCTCGGGCGGCAGGGCTGGATGCTGATCATGGACTGCGACATCGTGTTGCCGGATCGCATCCCGGAAGTCTTTGCACCAAAGGCGGGGTGTCTGTACACGCCGAGAAGGAGAGATCTCAGGGCGTGGCAGAACGGGATTTTGCCGGATCACCTGTGGAAGCGGTATCGGTATGTGAACGCGAGGGAGGAGTTCGCAGGGTATTTCCAGTTGTTCCATGCGGACGATCCGGTTCTGAAGCCGAGGCCATGGTTCGGGCGAGACTGGCGGTGGGCTGGGACGGCTGACACCTTCTTTCAGCGGCGGTGGCCGGCCAGCAGGCAGATCCGGCCGCCGTTTGAGGTGCTGCATCTGGGAATACCGTATGCGAACTGGGCTGGGCGAGTTCAACCGTATGGGGACGGCCGGATCCCGGAGCAGGCGGAAGAACGGAAGCAGAAGTACGACACGTTTCTGAGGCAGCGGACGCAGATTGCCGGGCATGATGACCGGTATCAGGGAGAGAAGATATGGACTGGGCTTGCGGAATGATCGCTGCTCCGAGGCAGAGCAGTGAGAGCATTCACAGGAGTTATGAGAGTTGCGTGGCGAACGGGCTGAATCCGCTGATATTTGCGGAACCCGGGACCAATGTCCCTGAGGCTGCAGATACAATCTGCAGGCCGTTTACGATTGCGCAACGTCTGCAGTATGTAGAGCCTTCTCAGTCTGGGAAGTTTGGGAACTGTCAGAATTATCTGCAGTGTGCGGCAGATTTGTTGGCGGAGTTCAAAACGCATGAGGTGATCCTGATTGTGGAGGATGACGCGGTTTTGTGCAGTGGTTCTGTCAGTTTTGTGGATGGACTGTGCTGGCCGGATGAGCAGTGTGGGGCGATTAGCTTGTATGCGGCGAATGCGTCATCTATCAGGGCTGGGATGCGTAGCGAGTTCAGGAGGATGCCACGGAAGTATTTCATGGGTTCTCTGGCGATTGCGTGGCGGCGGGAGTGTTTGGAGGGCATTGTGCGAGCGGGCGGTTTCAGGGACTGGCATGGTGATGCTGGTCAGCGGGCGAATCCGAAGATCCCGCGATCGGATATCAAAGGCGTGGATACCATGCTGGCTGTGGAGATGCACAAGTTGAACTATGACTTCTGGACGTTCACTCGGAGTCTGGTGAATCATCATGTGCCACGGGGTCTGAAGGACAACAGTGCTTTGAACAACGGACCGTCCATCGGCCGGCGGGCGACGTTCCGGTATGTCGGTGACAGTCCCGGGAACCTGCGAGCGGTGTTCGGGATTCGGCCGACGCAATGAGACTGCTGATCGACGTGCAGAGTGTGTACTGGACTGAGGAGTGCAGTCGGTACCGTCTGGCAATGTCTGAGGCGACGCTGGTGGAGAGCCTCAAGCATCTGGACATGACCGGGATCGAGGCATGCTGCGGGCTGTGGCAGTGCCCGATGGATCCGTGGTGGAAGCGTCGGCGCGGGATGCTGCAGATTCCCGGGTGGCAGGTCAACCGGTACAACGGGTGCAGCAAACGGCCGATAGGGCACCAGTGTACGCTGTACGTCACTGATGACGTGGTGCTGCATCCTGACAGTCTGCAGGTCTGTCGTGAGATCTGGGAGCGGCAGAGGCGGCGGGATGCGAACGGGTCAATTCTGTGGCATTTCCGCCATGGTCTGGAGATTGGAGCGGACGTGCAGAGGGTGTGTCTGAAGGATGCTCCCGTGCGGTTCGACTGCAACGTGGCGGCCGGACCGGTGGCGTCGCAGGTGGATTTGCGGTGCGATCCGTTGTGGGCTGTGGCGCGGCATGGAATGCGAGAGCATGAGGTTGAGTCGTTCGAGGGGCCCGGGGTTTTGTGGAAATCGTGTGCTGTGAATATGATCAGGAGATACTCGAAGACGCGGATGATTACGGGAACGTGGAGTGGTGCGAGGGCGTTCTGGCACAAATCCAAATCCTGCTTCCGTCGTGCGGGGTACAGGAACTGTCGGCGATGACTGAGATGCTGTGGTACTGTCTGGTGGTGTCTGGTGTGAGTGTGACGATGGGTCAGATGCACGGGCCGTTTGGTCTGTGCTATGATTTCCGCCGATGGGTTGAGAAAAAGATCCAGTTTGGCGGTCCCGACAATGCTTTCGAGAGAGCGAAACGCATCCAGCAGTATGAGTGGATTTTGGTGGGCGTGAAGTGTCCGATCTGTTGGTCGTTCTGGGTGTCGCTGGTGGCTGCTGTGATTTGGGCCCCGACTCTGGAATGGCGAGTGTTGTTACAATACTGGCTCGGTGGCATGGGGTTCGTAACAGTAGTGATGCTGTTGAGTCCCCCGTCGAACGAGTGACCTGGCCCGGGATGCCAGCCGGATGCCACAGCGGCTGGACGCCCCATCCCGGGCCTTTTTAAGGCTTTGCCATGAGTTATGCCTACGAACATGTAGAAGTGCTTCGGTTTCTGGACGGGGACACTGTCGAGTTGCGTATCGACATGGGCAACTCCATCCACTGGACCGGAAAGTTTCGGCTTTATGGCGTGGATACGCCAGAGCTGCATGGAGACACTCAGGCTGCAGGGCAGATGGCTGCCGACTATCTGCGGGCATTGATTGCTGCCTTTGGCATACTGGAGGTCCAGACGTTCAAGCCGGACAAGTTCGGGCGGTGGTTGGCGAAGATTCAGCTCCGGGATGGGCGTGACGTCTCTGAGTGTTTGGTTAATGCCGGTCATGCTGTGTGGTACTGGGGAGGCAAGAAGGCATGACTCCACAGATCACAGATGGAAGCGATCTTCCGGTTTGCCTGCTGGGTGACCGGCTGGTTTTCTATTCCACTGTTGACTGTGTTGCCTATTGCCCGCTACGTGTTGTGTTGGAGTGTCCCGAGGGTGCAAGCTGGGATGGTGCGACGATACCGAAATACTGCTGGTCGCTGATTGGCCATCCGCTGCAGAAAGAGTTTCGCTTTGCGAGTCTGTTTCACGATAGGTCGTGTGAGCGGGCGGAGACTCTGGAGCAGCGAGCGATCGGTGATGCGATATTCCGAGACCTGTTGAGACAGGCCGGTGTGTGTTGGTGGAGGAGAACAGCCATGTGGTTGGCTGTTCGTGTTTATGGTGTGTACCTGATGAGAAAGAGGGCGTTATGAATGCGTCAAAGTTTTGCGGTCTGGTTGCCACCAGTCTTGGTGGCGGGAATGTCAAGATGGTTGCCAGCAGTCCGGACGCGACTCCGCAGACTGTCGGCAATCCGGTGATTCTGCTGATCCTTCAGGGGCTGCTGCCGCTGATCCCGAGTTTCATCGAAGGCTGCAAGAAGCGACGTGGCGGCATCGACAACACTCAGCCTGTCCAGCCTCAGGTGGCTGCTCGGCACATGGACGAGAAGTCTCGCCGTGAGCAGATCATGGCATTGGCTGTACAGTTGAAGAAGCAGGCGCAGCAGAACATCCGGGAGGAAAAGCGTCGTGCGGGCCGCCACGGTGCTCCGGACATCGGGCGGTGGCAGTTGACGGACGAGTCGTTTGTCGCGATGGCCTCCCATACCGTCAGCACATACTGCAAACTGAAGCCGGTGGAAGCGGCTGCACTGGTACCGATGGCTCTGTGAGCGTGTGGTAATTCTGTCTCTGTGGCAAGGGAGTTTGGGCGATGTTCATGTCATTACTGTTGTTGTTTGCGCTACTGCAGGACGGCGGTAGTGGCATCGAGTTTCCGATGGGGCAGGTGATGCAGGAGGCTGCGCCTGCCCCTCGGCCGATTGATACGCTGTTTCTGGATGAGTTCTATCTGATCCAGAGCGATGTGCCGTTGCTGATTCTGTCCAGCCCTGTCGGGGTTGTGGATGTGACGGCATCGAAGAAGGGAACGATCGTCAACTCGAAGTTCGCCGGCGGATCCGGAAAGAACGAGGTTCGGACGGTTGAGCGGGAGTGGGGATATCTGGTCAATGGGATGGCCGGCGGTGCGGTCGAGCTGATCGTGATCCCGGCCGGGACGACTGACCTGAGTGCGATGCGGCGTGCTTTGCTGCAGGTGCAGGCTCGGAAGGGCCAAACGATCAACCCGGATCCGCAGGATGAAGTCGATGTGGCGTTCCTGCAGTACGAGCGGGAATGGAGGCAGATTCAGGAGCGGCTGATCGAGAAGCTCGACAACGGCGAGATCAGCAGTCAGGAAGATGCGGCGAAATGGTTTGGTGCTGAGCATGTGCAGGCGAGGATGCGGGCGTTCGAGCCATTGCTGCAGAAGGAACAGCAGGCCTTCGGCCAGGCTTGGACGGCTGCAGGTCATGCGGAGTACATCCGGAGGTATGTCAGGCCATGACTGAGAATATCAATGGACTGGTCGTGCCTCAGGAGCACGAGATCAAATGGTTGACCGGGGTTCGCACTGTCAGGTCGTGGGCGAAGTCTGACTTCCCAAACTGGGATCAGGTCCTGATGGATCCGAAACTCAGTCCCGTCGGGGTGATGGAGATTGAGAATCAGGAGCAGTCTGACTGCAACGGGAACACCTGTGCGAACAATCTCGAATGGCAGGATTATGTCCTGTCTGGCCGAACCAAGATGCAGAAGGCATCTGAGATCGCAGCGTACACGCTGTGTGAATTCCTGATGGACCCGTCAGGCCGTGGTGTGGGTCTGGACCGTGGTACGAGCATCCACAGCGCGACGCGGCTTCTGATTGGCGGTGTGCCCCAGTTCGGGCTGGAGCCGGGTGTTCCGTATGAGGCTCAGTGGCCGTATTCACGGTACTGCCGTTCGCTGCGCGAGCTGAGATCCTTCGCCCCGGGTAAGCCGGTCATGCCGTCGACGGTGGCTCAGGTGGACGACATGCCACCATGGGACGATCTGTTGCCGAGTCTGGCTGCAGGCTGTGTGTGCCAGATTGGCACGAAGTGGCCGCCGAGGTTCAAGACGCCGGGCGGTCAGTTTGGCAGGTTCCGTCTGATGGATGACGCTCCGACGGGTGCCGGCGGGCATGCGACTGCGATCCTATGGGGTGTCAAGATCGCCGGAAGCTGGTACCTGATCGTGTGGAACAGTCACGGGTACGGTGCCTACCTGATGTCTCGACGGTGTTATGAGTCTCTGCAGCGGTCTCAGTTTGCTCCGTTCGGGGCGTATCTTCTGAGCCCGAAGGATCCGGTGTCTGTTTACAACCGAGTTTTGAGTGGTGGAGGGTACTATGACTGAAGAACGTGCAAGAGGAATGATGATCGGTTGGTGTCTGGGCATTGTGCTGTGTGCGGTGGTGGCAGGAGTGTTGCATACCGGGCAGATGCAGAAACTGCAGGCAGACGAGCAGCAGAGGCCCATAGGCGTCGCTGGTGACATTGCCCTGCTGTCTGATCGGGTGGCGAGGCTGGAGGCCCGTGTCGAGGCTCTGGAGGGCGGCTCACGTGCCGAGGAGGCCTCGGCATCTGCGGCCGAGGAGGCCTTCGTCGAGGAACTGCCGGTGCTGGAAGTGCAGAGCGAGAGCTGGTGTGCTGCCTGCAAGGTGTTCGAGGCCGATGTGGCGGCGAACGGGCAGGAGGGGAAAAAGTGGCGACTGAAGCGGGTGAATCTGAAATCCTCTTCTATACCTGCCTTCAGATTCACCGGCAAAGGTGGAACACCGCAGACCACTGTAGGGTATACCCGTGGTCGATTGTCGCAATGGCTTGGTGAGATGGGAGTGCGGTAGGTACCATCCTGCGTCATTACGCGAAAACGACGACACCTGTTGGTGGACAGTGGGATGACACGGGATGATAACGACGATCGGGAACAGGAAGGGCTGTCTGTTGATACACCGACTGTCAGGGTTGGTGCGAGTCAGCAGACAGTCCGTCGTTTTCTGGATCTGGCTGCGAAGCATTCTGGGGCGGCTTGGCCGTGGCTGGTGTATGCGATCGCATTTGCCTTGGTACTGATATCTGCTGGAGCTGCGTGGAGGCTTGCGACACGATGAGCGCGATGACAAACAATGAGATCTGCGGATGGCTGCTCATGGCGTGGGCTCAGATCGTCATGGCGTGGTACGTGATGCGGTTGGCCTTGCAGCAGAAGGGCCACTGTCGGCATATCGGCCGGTGGCTGGGGATTGTGTTGTTCCTGAATTCTCCGGTATTGCTGACCAGTTTGACGGGCCGGCTGTGGCTGGTGTGTTGTGAGCAGCAGCAGGAGTTGATGGAGTTGGAGATTTTGGCGAGTGGTCGTGCGATCCCAGTGAAGGAGCAGAGAGATGTCCTTGAAGTTGTTTACACCACCCGAGGACAATTCGGGGAGTACAGCATCGCCCGAACAGTCTCCGGACAGGTGCGCGGAGCTGCGGAACGCACTGGACTCGACGGTCTACGAGATGGATCGTCTGTTGCTGCAGATGGCCGATCGCTTGCAGAGATTGCACGACTGCGAGCAGCAGGTGCAGCGTACTGATGGGTTTGGCAGTGTTGACATCGCTCCGATTGCCGAGTTGCTGACAGCGATGGCTCGGTTCAAAGAACGGATTGCACCCACACAACAGGCAGTCACAGATGGCAATTGAAGCCCTCTTATCAACACAGATCATCGACACCACAACGGTGGGGCGGTCGGTGATGACTGCCATAGATGCAACAGCGGCACGGACTGCCCTCGGGCTGGGCACACTCAGCACCCAGAACGGCACCATCACCGATTATCTGACGACCGCTGCAGCAGCCACCACGTATCAACCACTGGACGGCGATTTGACGGCACTGGCGGCACTCAGCGGAACGAATAACATCTACTACCGATCCGCTGCAAACACATGGAGCAGCGTGACAATCGGAACCGGGCTGACGTTCACGGGCGGGACACTGGCGGCGAGCGGCGGTAGCGGGATCAGCAGCCTCAACGGGCTGACAGACGCAACCCAAACATTTGCGGCGGGCACGAGCGGGACCGACGTGGCGTGGGTCAGTTCGGCAGGCGTCCACACTCTAAACATCCCGTCAGCGAGTGCGACGGCGAGGGGGTTAGTCACTACAGGCACACAGACGATTGCTGGAGCAAAGACGTTTTCTTCCAAGATTACAGCACCAGCAACTGGACAAGCGAGTACCGGCGGAATTGGAAACGCAGGTAATGGAATAGACTTTGCTGAAGGTGTTTTAGTTTACATTACTGGCCGTGGTTTAAGTCAAAGATATCCGGTCTACATAACAGGGAACAGTTCTTCGGGCAGTGTCCCGACTGTCAAGTTAGCATCCGACTGTGTAATATCGTGGGAATCCGCAACAGATCCCGGAACCAGTCCAAGTCCCGGTTCTTTACAGCTAGCAAGATGGGCCAACGACCATCTGACTCAACGGCGTGGAACTAACGCACAGACGTTTTCTGTTACGAATACGTACAGCAGTGATACGTCTTTTGAAAGAGTGACGATCGGCTGGTCCGCCAACGTCTGCACAATCACGACCGAGAAAGGATCGGCTGGTGGTACGCTGCGAGGGCTGCGGATTGGCGATGCATCAACGGCACTGCTCGGATTCTATGGGGCCACAGCAATCGTACAACCGGGAACTGGCGTGGCATCAGCCACGCGAGTCGGCGGCGGTGGAACGGCACTGACAGACACTGACACATTCGACGGCTACACGATTGGCCAAGTCGTTAAGGCACTGCGAAACTTAGGATTCCTCGCATGAGCACAGGCACACAGACAGGCTACCCGTTGCCACCAGTGGCATTCGACGCGAACGAATGGGCACGGAATAAAATACTGCGAGCGAATCAGTTGCAGGAGTTAATCTTGCAGCAGTTCATGGCAGCCTATCAGGATTTCTGGGGTGTCAGCGATCCGCCGAACGGCAGCGTGCATACTGTGCAGCAGATGCAAGACATCATCAATGCCATGCCACAAGCGACGGCACTGGACATTATGCAGGACAGCCGAGGATTCTCGGCTTACATTGAATCGGCATATCCCGGCGTCCTACCTGCGAAATATCGGGATTCGGCTTTCGATGTCACGATCACGAATAACACAATCATTGTGGGCAGCCTGAAGCCCGCATGGGCAGCCCCTCCTGAGGTAACGTAATGGCAACGCAAACCGTCGAATTCCGAGCAGCCCCAGGCCTCACGCTGACAGCCAAACTGTTTACGGCTGGCAGCGATACCGTTGTTCAGACGGCATCAGCAGTCACCGAAGCCACAAACCGCAAAGGCACCTACGCAGCCACGTTCACCGATCCCGGTGCGGCTGAGTTCGAGTTGATTGCGTTCAGTGGGACTACGCCGGTGTGTCGCTGGCTTTGTACGCTGACACTTACGACGGCGACATTTCAGGCGTATGAGGTCAGGGTGTCCTCTGTTGTGAATTCCGTCGGCAGTATCAACGGCATCACCTTCCCGGCGAATTTCGGCACACTCGGAATCAACAGCAGCGGACACCTGCTGCGTACTGTTCTGGTGGACACGACGACCACAAACAGCGATATGCGAGGCACCGATGGTGCTGCGCTGGCGTCGCACTACACGGCCGGCCGAGCACAGTATCTCGACAACCTGAACGTGGGCGGTGCAGTGGCGTCGCAGGCGGACATCGCTGCACTGAATCAGTCTGCGAGTCGTCGCGTGACGCTGGCGACTGTGGTCCAGTACGAGCGACCGGAGACGGGCAGCACTGGATACACGGTCGAGGCTCGCACGTATGACGGCGACGGGAACGCGGTCAACGCTGACTCGACACCGACACTGACTGCGACGGGCTCTGTCACTGGCTCCCTCAGCGGCAATCTGGGCTCGGCAACGAACCCGGCGACTGGCGTGTATCGGTGGACGTACACTGTGGCCAACACGGCGACAGTGGAGCAGGTGCGGTACGATCTGTCGGCGACAATCTCGGCCGTCACGTTCACCCAGAGTGCGTTCACTCAAGTCACGGATCTGGTGTCCGCAACGTGGACAAGCACGGATGCGTCCAGGCTGTTGGCGGTGTACAACAAACTGCCGAGCAGGTCGTATCTGACAGGTGCGACGGCAGCCACTGGAGAACTGGTGCCCGGGGATATTCTGAACCAGTTGCCGTCTGCAGGCTGGACGAACGGCAGTTTCGGGGACCGCTTGTTGGTCGGGGCGAACTCCAACAGGACCGTGCAGGTCACCGGGGCTGGGCATGCTGCTGCGGATGTGCATGAGTTCCAGCCCGGAGTCCTGACCGCTGCTGACACAGACGCAACCTTCCGGGCGATGATCAACACGGAGGTGCTGGATGTGCTGGCAACGGATCTGTTTACCGAGCTGTCGACGATTCCGGCGGCCAGCAGCAGCCTAAAGGACAAGATCACCTTCCTGTTCATGCTGGCGCGGAACAAAATGACATCCAGTTCAACGACGGCGACTCTGTTCCGGGACGACGGGACGACGACTGTCGGCACCAGTCCGCAGAGTGAGTTGGCTGGTGTGTTCACTCGGGGAGAGTTCTCGTGAACCTGAGAGCGGCATTACAGCTCGGGAAACCGTTCCGAGTGACATTGCCTGCTGCCGATGGTACCATCGACAGTGCGGACCGCGCACACCTTGTGTTTGCGTACTATGTGGCGCCGCAGGAGATCGGGGAAGCCCGGTGTGGCTGGGTGGCAGGCGTCGAGGACAGGGTGTGGCTGCGGCGGTGGCAGGGGCGTGTGTGGTTTGTGGGTGCGTCTGAGAGTGTGTTTACGGGGAGGCCGTGCTCATCATGACATGCGGAGAATCTGACAACGTCATCTGCAAGCATGTGCTGGCGACGAAGACGTTCTACGTGGATCTCAACACTTTACCGATCGGTGTCACGGTCGTCTCTGCGACTGCTCAGGCTGCTGAGGATGCGTCTCTGATCGTCGAGGCGATCGAGGTGGTGCAGGCTGACACGACGATCGAGACGGCAACGGCCGGCTGTCAGGACACGGTCCTGTACGCTGACAGGGCGGTGCTGGTGAAACTCAGTGGTGGCGCCCCGACAGGCGAGGAGACACCACTGGTTGTCACGTGGACGCAATCAGACGGCGACGTCGACTCCCTGGACTGTCGCGTCCTGATCACCGGATCCGAGCTGGGCACTTAACTCAGCCGCGATGGCAGCGTCGATGCGGTCCTGCAGGTTCTCCGGCTTCAGTGACCAGACGTTCTGCCGGCTACAGTTCAGCAGTTTTTGGATGTCGGACACCGTCAGAATCCGGCCGTGAGACCTCCAGATCCGGGTAATCCACAGACAATGTGGCCGTTTGGGGCCCAGAATGAAGTTGTCGGGGCCGAGGGGCCTCCTGTGGTCCGGCCGGTACAGTTGCATGCCGTCCGGAATTTCGGGGACATCCCGGGTGAAATTCTCCCAGACCTTCCACTCTTCGCCGCAGTGCGTGCTGGCGATCATCGCATGCCAGAATACGCGGAGCTTTTTGTCCCGGAATTTTGAGCGACCACAGCCGCAGTGCTGTGTGGTCTCGCACCGTGTGCTCCAGATCTCCTTCTGCCGGTTGCACCGGGGGCACTCGATAAGCCATGCTCCGAAGGACGTGCGGACTCCGGAGGCGTCCTGACAGAAGCCTCGGAATTCGAGGAATTTCACACCATGCTCGTTGGTGGTGCCCGTGCGGTCGACCCATTTTTTCGACCGTACATCCATGTGGCGTTCGCGATTGATCGTTTGCACTACAGACCCCTAAAAAGAGAAAAGCCGGGCTGTTTCCAGCCCGGCCACCCATTGACCGAAACTGTACCGCCCGATACAGTTTACTCGTCAATCTCCGTCGCGTCAATAGAGCCTGAGTTCCACGATTCCTTCATTCGCGTATGAATCGTGTGCTCAACAGCATCGCCTTCGACTGGCGACAGTGTCGACTTCAGGTTCAGAGTGGGCACCGAGTATTTCACCTCGACGATTTTCCCGGTACCGTCGTCTGCCTTCGTGGTTTCCTGCTTCAGGCCGATCCCGACAACGGTGTGCCAGTACGGGACCTGCAGTCGCAGCAGCCACTGACGGATCGGCTTGAGCGCTGAGGAGCCTGTCCGGATCACGTAGGGCAGCGGGTGCGACTTTGTCAGGACGAACAGGAGCGCAGATTCCTTGGCGAATTTCCCCTTCCCGCCACGGCCGGAGCCGAACTGTGTCCACGGCAGGGCCGGCCAGTTCCAGTGGGATCGGCCGTTCTCGGTGATTTCGTAATCTCCGATCTGCTTGGCCATCTCGGAATCCACTCCCTCGATCGCCACGATCTTGCCCTGCTCGTTGCGAGTCACCTCGTTGTCAGGTCGCACCATACGGGCGATGCTCATGTCGCGGGTTGCCATGATCGGCCGGTCACCGTTGCCGAGGCCCTGTGTCGCCCAGAGCGTTCCCTGCAACGCCCAGAACACGAGCACACCCTCGATCTCGGCCAGAGACTCAACGCCACTCGCCCCCTCGATCTCCCAGAACCGGCCGCCACCCGACGGGGTTTTCACCGTGGTCAGGTCCTGTGCGGTCAGTTCCATGCCGGCCGTGTTGGCAGCCAGTGCCCTCGCCTGCACGCTGTCTGGATCGTAGGTCGGGAACCGCCGCAGCGCAGCGAAGTTGACGGGATCCGAGTGGACCAGCGCCAAAGCCTTCTGCGGGTTGGACGGGACAATCAAACGACTCACAGCATTCGAAACATTCTCAGACATCTCACACCATTCTTTCTTTGAAACAGACAATCAGACAATCGAACGATCAGACAAACTACTTCACCCGGGTGACACGCCAGCCATCAACATTCTCGATGCGAGTCTTTGTCACCTTAAACTCGCACTCGACACAGTGTCGCCTCTTGAATGCCAGACAGCAAGAATGCAGACTGTGATACGTGGTATCAGCAGTCTCGAAGAACTGGCCTACAGCCAGCTCGTCGATTGGAAACTGACGAGGCCTGCCACGGACAGGCTCCGGAATCTCGCCCCTGCGGATTTGGTATCTACTTGCCACTGCTCACCACACTCAGTTTCGTTGTTTCGGTTTTCTTGAACTGCTGCACGATGTGCAACGCCAGAGCAGTCTGCTCCGGATCACTCTGCTCCAACTGCTCCTGATTCTCGACAATGTCAGTTACTCGCCTCCGGAGAGACTGCGCGTTACACGCCGGCTGAACAATGTCGGAAAAAATCGGATGGTTGGCCATCTGATACAGCAACTCGGATTTCAACTCAGGAGGCAGGCTGTACCACACCTCCTGACGAGGAGCAAATGTGTAGCCGTGAGCCGAGAACCGCTGCTGGCCAGACATCGCCAACCCAGTCAGCACCTGCTCCTGCAGAGCATCCATCTCTTCCTGCAGTTTCTCAATCAACTTCTTCGCCTCATCCCTCCTGTCGCGCACTTCCAGATACTGCTGAGCCAAACCACTCAGTAAATTCAATCCCTCCATCGCCACAACTCCATTCTGTCATAAAAGTGTAGGACAACACGCCACAAATGTCAAAACTCAAAATCATCCAGCCTCAAAATACTGTCAATCACACCCTGCTTTTTGTCACGAGCGTCATAGACAGCAGCGTCCACAGTGCCTTCTGTCACAAGGTAGTAGTACGTCACGTTCTGGGTTTGCCCGGGTCGGTACTGCCTCGCCATCATCTGGTCGTAGCCGCCGGGAGTGACCAGCCCCGTGTTCAGTATGATCCCGATCCGAGAGCGAGTCAGGTCCACTCCGGATCCGCCGGACTTGATCTGCACCGCCAGCACATCCACATCCTCGGGATACTTCGAATACTGTGTCAGGTCGTTCCGCTGGCCTGACACTTCACCGTACCGGCGGCCGAGAATCTCACAGCATCTCTTTACCGTGGCCATGTCATGCGTAAACCACCCGTAGACACAGACCGGCTCATCCGTCTGCTCCAGCAGGTCGAGCAGCACCCGCCGTTTCTCTGTGTCTGTGTCGACTTCCTCACCATCCTCCGTCTTCACGTACCCCTGTGCAAGCTGCAGCAGTCGCATCCAGTTCACAGCACCCGTCTGCCCGACGGCGAATATGCGTTCCTCGGTGACGCCTTCACCAGATTCGATCATCTTTTTGATCTCGATCATCCCATCACGCTGCATCTTAAAATAGGCATCTTTGCCTCTTGTGAGATCGCATGAGACTCTGATCATCTGCTTGTCTGGCAACACCAGGACGCCCTTCGGAATGTGGTGCCTGTAGGGCGCAATCTTTCGTTTGATCTCGTCGATGTTCTTCCACGACTTCACCGCATTCGGGATGTACGGATTCATGATCGCATACTGCGAGCGGTAGTGTGTCCAGAACCGGCCGAACACCTTCGGATCCAAAAACCGGAACTGAGCAAACAAGTCCCCGGGATCGTTGTCGATTGGTGTCCCGCTGAGACAGATCCGCACCGTGTTCAGGGTCTTCTCCGCCAGACTGGCGACGAATTTGCTGATCTGGGACCCGTGTCCTTTGATTCGTTGACTTTCGTCGCAGACGATCGCCCGCAGCGGAATGGACAAGAGCAGTGCCTTGAACGCCGGCAGAATCGCACTCTCGTAATTCAGCACCAGAATGGACGTTTGCTGGTGCATCCGTGCGTTCGCCAATTCCACCGCCATCGCCTTCGATCGCTTCTCTGCGTTGCCGGTCTTCGGCGGCACGATCACTCGCAGGCTGGCGAACGCCGGGTGTTTTCTCTGCTCGCCCAGCCACCCGCCGATTACGGCGCGTGGACACAGGATCAGTGCTGTTTGTGAGTTCGTGAGGATCCGGCACAACGCCGACATCGCCATGAACGTCTTTCCGGTGCCCATGTGCGCCTCCAGCAGACTCGCCTGGCGGCTCGCCAAGAAGTCGATTGCTGGTGGCTGATGCCCCCAGGTTTGGGCCGGAGTGACGTTCGGCGAGTCGGTCGAAGACGTCTCTAATTGTTCGTGCTGATCGGGGATGCTCGACATAAAAACCCTGTTTATTGTCTCGAAAGGTGGTCAGATCAGACATCACACGAGCGGCATACTCTGCATCGCTCAATGATTCCAAAGATTCGTCATGACGGAAATGCGTGACCGTATAGCTGCACGGAATCAGCCTGCCCTTTTTTGTCGATCGGACAAGCCACGCCGTCCATGCTACGCTACCTGTCGGCTGCTCGTAGTCGTCACGCAGCCTGTAAGACTCAATGACCAGCAAATCCGTGTTGTCGATGACCGCCTGCAGCAGCAGGCGTATCCGCAACAGGTTTCGTTTGGCCATCGGGATGAACACAAAATATCCTCACTGTGCGATTGCCACTCGTGATTTTTGAGGTTAATCAGGTCGACCGGTGAGGCCGGACACCCTCGCAGTGAACTGCTCCGCAGCCACGCCACCAACGTGACTGCGGACTGGAAACCAAGACGACTGCTACATACGTCATCGCACTAAACGATTCTCCAGCACATCAGCAAAACTGGAGAACAGCCGGATTGTGGCTGGACAAACACACGTGGTCAAGTGATATAGTATAAAGTTAGGATTGTTTTTCTCAGAATCGTCTGCACAATGCAGGCGAAAGGATTCCGTATGCAGACACAGGTTTTGGCTGGGGCACTGGAACTGGCGCGTCACGGGTTGCATGTTGTCAGGCTGCATTTCCCGATATTCACTGACTCTGGCGTGTCCTGCAGTTGCCGGAACCCGGAGTGCGCAGAACGAGAGGGGCAGGGCAAGCACCCCGTGGGTAACCAATGGGGGAAGGCTGCCACAAACGATGTCGAAGTGCTACAGGATCTGTGGGGAGAGACGCCATGGAACTGCGGTATTTTGCTTGGACCTGCCCACGGGATCCCGCATGAGCAGGCTGTCATCGACATCGAGGACGATACGCCGGAAGGCAGGGAACTGGCGGATACCCTGCTGGGGGAGTTCCCGACGGTGTCGTGGACGTCGGGAAAAAGTGTCCATCGACTGTACAAATTCCACACTGGCCTGCCGAACGTCGCGAAGATCACGATCCGTGGTCTGGAGATCCGGATCGGTGGGCAGGGGAAAGAAACTCAGTCCGTCGCACCGCCGAGCAAACACCGGAACGGGCTGGAATACCGCTGGGTTGAGGGGCGAGGACTGGGGCAGATCACGATCGCGGAGCTGCCTGAGGCATTCGTCGAGTGGGTGTCACAAGAATACACGCAGCAGAGCAGCAAATCCGGAGGGGGGCTGCCGTCGAGCGGTGACTACAAGAAATTTGCGCAGGCCGGCCAGAAGATCCGGGAGCCCGGGCGGAACAATGCCCTGCTCCAATACTCGAACTCGATGTGGCGGACGGCCTGCAAGCTGCATGGATTCAACCTGCTGGAGACACAGGCTGTCAGGGACCAGGTCTGGCAGTGGGTGCAGGGCGGCAATCTGCTGACCTGTGAACCACCACTGAGTGAGGCGGAGGCGTTCACGGTTTTCCGCAACTCAGAGAAATTCATGCGGCAGCAGTTACAGCAGGAGATGCTGCAGGCGCTGGAGATTCAGCGGGTGCCTGAGCCGGCGGCTGAGGCGACGACGGAGACTCAGGGCGAGACGCCTACCGTTGCCGAGCCAGAAGTGCAGCCGGAGCCGGAGCCGGTCGACACGAGGCGATTCGGAGCGTATCTGCAGGCTGCAGGCCTGTACCTGATCAGTGACCCGTCGGTGCATGACGGCGAGGAAAGTGAGCACAGGATCGACGAGTGGGCAGCGAAGGACTGGTCGCTGGAGTATCTGCAGCAGGCGGAGCGGGAGACGGTCCGGTTGACGGCCAGAGGGTGGTCCGTGGAGATGCTCATGCTGGATCTGGCCAAGCCGGCGACAGTCGCGATCCGGCTGTTTCAGGCGTCCGGTGGTCGGTTGGTTCTGGACCGGACCTTCAGTCACTTCGAGTGGAAGACGATCTGGCTGGGACACGCCCGCAAAAAAAACGGGATCGTCCGTGGGCTGGCGGAATGGCTTAAGACGCATGCGGTCCTGCAGGTGTCCGAGATTGACAGTCTGGAAGTGCTGGTGGCGGATCTGGTGGCGAGACTGGTGGGGAGCCCGCAGAGTGTGCTGGAGATGTACGACCAGACACGGCTAGGCGGTCAGATCATGAAGCCGTTTGTCGAGCTGCAGGACCGGCTGAAAATCAGTCCGCAGAACGAGCTGATGTCCGCCGTCGACGACCGTGACCCGATCAGTGGCTGCTATCTGTGGAAGAGTCAGGTGTACGAGATCGTCGCAATGGACGAGGTCAGCAGCGCGTATGCGAAAGCCTACGGCCGCCGTGAGATCGGCTCAGCAGATCTGTCTAAGGCGTTGCAGGGGCTCGGGTTCGAGCGACACCAGTTCAAAAAAGGCAGAGTGGAAGGACGCCGCTGGATTCGCAAGGTAGAAAAATCTTAGGATTTATGTGTTGACGCTGGCCGTGACTGCCGATAGGATTCTCGGTGTGTGGTGTTTACTGATTGGTTTATCTTTGAGCGGGAGAGATTGTCATGGGTGGTCGACCGGCGGGATTCACAGTGCATCGTCAGGCGGCGATGGCTGATATCGGTGCTCAGCGTGGTGACGGGTTGTGGGGCTGGGATGCCCTGCTGGTGGACGACGGCACGTTCGCTGACGTTGTCGTGGCGTTCGATTCTGAGCAGGTAAAGATGGACGCTGACAGCAAGGCCACAAGCCTGCAGATCACGTTCGTCGAGGTCCAGAAAATCACGATGTGGGACGATCACGGCAACGATTTGCCGGACGATCAGATTCCTGATGCCGTCAGGCAGCAGGTGATTCAGGCGGCTCAGGATGCCTTCGAGATGCACAAAGATGCAATCACCGATGTGCTGAATCATCCGATCCCGCCGAAGGCGTAGTGTTCCTGCCAGTGCGTTACTGGCAGGGTTTTTACTGTGGCAGTGTGGCAATGAACGGGAGTGTGACAATGGGCGATGGGATGCAGAGAGATACCGCTTACGCTGAGAGCGTTGGTGCTATGGAGAACACTGGACTGACCAAACTGCGAGCGCATGACGTTGCAATCGCAGCAGTTGTGGTCGGGTTGGACTATACCGTGACGACCGACAGCAAAACGATCGACAGGACTCGGAAAGAGGCCAAGGCGATCCGCTGTCAGATCGAGAACATCAGAAAGGACTTGAAGGCCGATGCCGTTCGATGGGGCCAGTTGGTCGACAAAACCGCCAAGGAAGTCACGGCGCGCGTCCAGCCGGTCGAGACCCATTGCGAGAAGCTGCTGGCAGAGCAGGAACGTATTAAGGCAGAGGAGGCGTTGCGGGCCGAGCAGAAACGGCAGAACGACCTGAAGGCCGAGCGGTTGCAGCAGATTGCCTCACTGAATTTCAGCCCCGAGGTCATGGTGGAGGCTGAGAAGTACGGCTATCTGTCCGACAGCACGCTGATGCGATCCACTCCTGACGAATGGCAGAACGTCATTGATGCGTTCTACGCGCTCGCACGCCAACTGAAACAGCAGGCTGAGGACCGTGCGAGGCTGGAAGCTGAGCGGGCAGAACTGGCGCGTCAGCAGGCCGAGCAGAACGCCAAACTGGAAGCCGAACGAGCAGAACTGGCACGCAAGAAGGCCGAAGAGGACGCTCGTCTCGCAGCCGAGCGAGCGGAGATGCAGAAAAAACTGGAAGCTCAGCAGGCAGAACTGGCACGCCAGCAGGCTGAGATGCGGGCAATGCAGGAACGGATGGCGGCAGAGCGTGCAGCGATCGAAGCCGAGGCCCGCCGGCAGCGAGAGGTTGCAGAAGCTGAGGAGCGGAAACTGCGAGAGGCTGCTGAGGCCGAGGCCCGCCGACAGCGGGAAATCGCTGAGGCTGAGGAGCGGAGACTGCGGGAGGCTGCTGAAGCAGAGGAGCGACGGCAGCGAGAAATCGCTGAGGCACAGGCCCGTCGGATCGCAGCAGAGGAAGCCTTGGAGGCCCGTCTGGCTGCTGAGGCGGCCGATGCTATGCTGCAGCAGAGGCGAAGGGCTCTGGCTGCGCATGCCAACAATGTCGTCGGGGCTCTCAAGCTCGAAGGGCTGCTTGACGTCAAACAATGCTGTGACATGAGCTACAAGATCGTCTGCGACGAATGGGTTGCGTTTCAGCAATCTGTCAAACGTCGCATCGAGGCTGAAGTCACAACGTGGGGCAACTGAACCTGACTGTCTGAGTGTTCTGTGGCGTTTTATCAGGGTGTTTTCATCGGAGACGACAATGAGTGAGAGAGTGGTTGTGGCGAAAGCCGGGATCTGGCAGAAAGTCAACGGCGAACTGACATGCGTCTGGGAAGTTCAGGGTAAGCCGCTCGTGTGCTCCGACGGATCGCTCGTGGTCCAGAGATGGACCAACGGGCATGTCTTCTGGGGCAATACCGGCCGCTGGTCGATTGAAGCGAACACGACTCCCAATGACCTGTTCAAGTGGGTGTGTCCACTGCCCTCTGGCGAAAGCTACAGTGAGCAGATTCTTGGGCTGAACAAGCAGGTCCTGGAATGCAAGCGGGAGCGGGATAAGGCTAATGATGAGATCGACAGACTCAACGAAGAGTGCAGCCGTTTGGCCAACGCCAAGTCACAATCCGAGGCTCTGCGGATTGAGCAGGGGCAGACAATCCAGCGACTGCAGGCTGACCTGAAGAGTCAGGTGGATGACCTCGATATTCGCCTGTCACAGTTGCGGCACGTCAACGAGATCCAGCAGCGGGAACGTGTTGCGGCTGAGAAGGCCCTGATGGATGTTGTCAGAGTTTTGGCGAAGGAGAACTGCAAGTGAGTGAAGGCGAACACCAACAGCCAACGACATGCTGGCAACTCTATCGGATGCGGGGCGGGTTTGTGGTTGCCGTGAAGCCAGTGCAGAGCGACGAAGAAGACGGGCCGGCTTACGAGTGGGGACCGATTCAGTGGTTTCGTGGCGGGAATCACATTCATCATGGTGAGCATCAGTGGGACCTTGTCGAGTATCTCGGGACAGTTGCCTGCGAATCAGCCAACGCTGAGCATCTGTCCAAAGTTGCTACGCTCCGCGAACAAAGGAACGATGCTCGCAGGCACTTGGACAGGCTGCTGGAAGAAAATCGGGAACTGAAGTCTCAGGTCGAAAAACTGAGGGATCAGTTGCGTACTCAAGATCAACAAAGCGAAGGTGAGCGCCGTGCTTACCTGCAGATGTTGCATGTTTGTTTGGAGAAATTCAGCAATGAGTGAGGAAACGAAGGACTGGGAGTTGTGGCGGCAGCGAAACGGGCACGTTGTCGTGGTGAAAAAACTCGATAATGACGCTCCTGATTTGCACCGATTTCGATCAGTCAACTGTGCTTCGAAGGGGTGGTTTCCTCGTGGAAGGCATTCGCTGGGCGAAACCAATCACCCTTTGGACCTTGTGAAATTTCTGGGCATTGTACGGAGTGATGATCAGAAGCCGAATCAGTCAAGGCCGTGCCAGTCAGCGGAGATCGAACGGCTGCGGACGGAGGTCGAGCGGCTTGAGCGGCAGTCGGCGCAATATGATGCTGGATGGAAAAACGCGCTATCGACATTGGCGGAGCGTTTGACCGAGAACGAGCGACTGCAGGCCGAACTGCAAACCGTCGAACGCCTTCGCAATTTGGCAAACACCGACTCCTCGGCAGAGTTTGCTGCAGCACAACAGTTGCGATCCGAAAACGAGTCTCTGGCCGTCCGCCTGCAACGGGCTGAGGTAGCAGCGGCTGAGGCGTTGCAGAAGTGGGAGACGACTGAGCAGGTCTGTCTGAAAATTATCACAGAATTGGTGAAGGGGGTGCGGTCGTGAGCGTAGAAATGCGTGAGGGAATCTGGCGGAATCGGTGCGGGCAGCGGATGCTGATCACGCGATGCGATCCGGTCGACGGACAGCAGTGGACGGACGGCTTGCAATGCTACTCAGACGATGGGCGATTTAACCCATCGCAAGGTAAGACCAGCCAAGATCTGGTGGAGTACATCGGGATGTACCCGCCGCCAAAACCGCCGTCAGACAAGACCTTCGAGATCGAGCGGCTGCAGAGGGAGCTGCAGCAGGCTGAGATGGAGCGCATCGCCGAAGCCAACACTTTGCGGGTTGAGCAGGCAGCCGAGATCGAGCGGCTGCAGGCTGAGTTGCGGGGATATGCCGCCGATTCACACCGGCAATTGCGAAATCTTCAGGAGTCACACAACAAGGTGACGGCGAACCTGCAGGCTGAACAGCGTGGCGAGCGTGAGGGATTTCGGATTGCAATCAGCATGATTCTGGAGAAGCTCAATGCCTGAGGAGCACAGCGACGAACGGAGAGCAGGCTGGCGACTGTTCTCTTGCACAGACTGCGAACGAGTCTGGTGGGCTGCCACCAGAGACCGACGTTCGCCAAGCGCCGACCTCTGCACCTGCGACAACCCAGTCGTCCCACTCGACCACAAGCCTGACACATGGCTCCCCATGGATGACATGGGGAACCTCATCGGCGAAATCCCAGACCAAATACTCAGATACAGGACACGGACACAATGAGCAGACCAACGTACCGCACCATCCCGGACTACCCAGCATATTCAATCGACACGCATGGACACGTCTGGAAAGACACCGAGCACGGGCTGACAAAAATCAGTCTGGAGATCCGGTCCATCAACGTCGCAAAAGCTGTCCTCGACATCCCACACGTCGCGCTTGAGGCACAGGGGCAGCCGACAATCTGGCGGCCACTCCTCGACCTGATCTCTCAGGTGTACTTCGACAACGCCATCATCCTGCCGTACAGCGGCAATCTGATGACTGCCGATTTCTCTGATCTGAACCAGCATCTGTTCGGCATCGGGTCCAACAGAGGCACAATCCTCCCGAAGAAACAGATCAACGACGCGATCCAAGGCATGAGCCGGCAGTTACTCTACCTGATCTGGACAGAACTGCAGTATTTCCAAGGGTTGCGAAACTTCTCCGCAAGCAAATTTGTCGAAGAATTCTCAGTGGCATATCCGCCCGGACGTATCGCCGATGTGGCTGTCGTCATGCTCACTTCCGCTGTGAGAGTGTGATGAGAATCACTGCTCATAAGGAAGGCGATGTGTGGGTGCTTCGGACACCGCTGGGGAATCCTGTCGGTCACCGCCTGCTGCGGGCAAGTCAGGATAAAGAACCGCCGACAGAAAGCCGATACAGTAACGAGAGAGACGCAAAGAACGCGGCTCTCTCATGGAACATTTACCTGCTCAATCTGACAAAGGCCAAACGATGATCAACGTGGGAATGGGAAACAACGGACGACACACGGCAAGCTGGGCTGGCTCCGAGCACGAGCTGGAACTGATGATCGAGAACAGCAGGCTGGAGCGCGAAGTCCAGACGCTCCGCAACAGCCAGCGACGCTGGGAGGTTTTGCTGGACGGCATGGTGGCGTTTATGCTGATTGCTGCTCTCGGGGCCGGCGTGGCTCTCGGGTTCTGGATGGGATCCGCTCAGGCTGGAGGATTCTGAGATGTCTGACAGACACTGCAGCAACTGCGGGATTCCTCTGGAAGAATGGGAATGGCGATTGTGTGAGCCCTGCGCTACGCAGTCAGTCCTTAACGACCTGCGAATGAAGAGGAGTGTGACCAGTGGCGAAGAAACGAGCGACGTCCGGCCGCCGAGCAAAGTCCCCAGCGTGGACCCGCAAGGCCGGTAAGAACCAGCAAGGCGGACTGAATGAGAAGGGACGCCGCAGTTACGAGCGGGCGAACCCGGGATCTGACCTGCAGCCGCCGGTGTCACGAGCACAGGCGAAGAAGTCGAAGAAAGCAGCCAAACGACGCAAGTCGTTTTGTGCTCGCATGCAGGGGATGAAGGAAAAACTGACCGGATCCAAGACCGCGAAGGATCCGAACAGCCGAATCAACAAAGCACTGAGGAAGTGGGACTGCGGCTGATGCCGCTGACATTGCGCTGACATTGCGCTGACATTTTGCTGAAGGGTAAGTGAAGTGAAGCCACAAAGGACCAAAATCCAGACCCGTGACAGGGCGTTCAAGATCCTGACACTGGTCCGGCACGACGCGACCGACACCGAGGACTGCTGCAGCCTGCTGCTGGATCTGGTGGAGAACCAGACGATCTGGATCAAACTGCTCGTGTTCGATGCCCTGTCCTCATCGGACGCCAGCATGGAATTCGGAGCCCTCTGGGGCCGCGAATCGCAGGACGAGAAATCGAACGAGAAACTCAGTTTGTTCCATATGTCACAGGTCGCTGAGGCACTGGCAGTCTGGGAGGCTTTCTGCCGGAAGCCGTGACAGTCTTTTTTTGCCTTTTATGTTCACCGTTTACTGAAGGAGCCACAATGTCGGACGTCGGAAGGGAGAGAGCCCCGTTGCATTTGCGGATTCTCGCACACCAGCATCAGGAAGATCTGCTGCAGAGAGCCGTGAGCAGCCACGGGCCCGTGCTTCTGCAGTGGCTGTGCGGATCCGGTCGCAAAGACATGCCCAAGGCCGGGCTGGTCTCACTCAGAGAGTGCAGCAGGCTCACGGGACTGAGCCCCACATATCTGAGTCACTGCCGCAGCGGGGCGGTGTCACTCAGCTTCGGAGCCTATGTCCGGCTGTCACAACTGTGGAACAAGCTGCAGCGAGAACAGCAGCAGCAGACAGAAAAAAAGGCTGCGACCGAATAAATCCAGTCGCAGCCTCTCGAAGGGTGCGCCGGACTTGCAGCTCTCCGGCACCCATATCGTAACCAACTCAGGAGGATTTGCCAATGCTTTCCGTTCTCATCATGTTCCTTGCACTGCTGATCGTCATCACGGTCGCACTGTTCAAACTGGCCGCCCGGGCAATCGGATTCACATTCCAGGACACATGCTTCTTCGACTGCACAAACGAGTCGGAGGGTGACAAAACACAATTGCCTTTGTCCTAGGATTATGTTACACTGCGGTTGAGTGGTGTTTGTTGCACACTTTTCGAAGGGGAAACTGGACCATGGCGAGCAGGCCAACGAAGGCGGAGATGCAGGAACTGAAGGATGATTTGGGCAGGGCGAATGCCAAAATCTCCATCCTGAATGTCGATATCGCCGACCTGAATGACGATATCGCCGACCGCGAGGAGACTGAACAGCGGCTGACACACGAGCTGGCGGCCGCGAATGACGGCTGGCGTCTGGCGACTGAGCGGTGTGCAGATCTTCATCGCACGGTCAAAGTCTTAGAAAAACTCAACGAGCAACTCACACGCGAGCGAGACGAAGCCAACAGGAAGGACGTAGAGTTGAGGAAACGTGTTAGGGAAATGTGCGAAGAGCATCAGGCTGAGCGCAAAGATTGGAACAAGGAACGCGAGATCCTTCGGGGCATCATCCAGATGCTCGCAGGGAGGACCAAGTGATGTCGTTCTGGACAATACTCCTCCTCATCATGTTTGCATTCCCGGCGTTCATTGTCGGAATCCTGCTTTCCCTGTTTCTCCTCTGGGCCGTCTGCGTCGTTGTCCTAGTGCTTGCTGAACTCGCCTACACCACATTCACCTTCACCAAAAAAGGGGAACAGCAATGAGTGAACCATCGCCCGCAGAACTGCAGGCTCAACTGGAAGAAGCCAACAAGAGGCTCGCCTTCCTGTACTCCTGCATGACACATACCGACGGATTCTGGAGATTAAACGTCCCAAGAATCCCATTCAGCGAAGCAGAAACACCAGCAGACGCTGTCGCTCTGATGCTCGATCAACAACAGAAACTCAACGACTGGACCGGGCAGATCTTCAAACAAATGATCGAGGACGCCCTGGGCTCCACACTCTTCACCGCCAACAATCTCACAGGGATCGCCGTCGAACTGGTCGACGGGGGCTTCCGGATCTATGACGACTGGGTCAGCGACACGTTCACCACATTCGACGAAGCGCTCGCACATGCTCGCAAATGTGCACAGGAAGGATAGAAACATGCCACCTAACGGGCCACCACCCAAACAACCCGATGGCGAACTGCCAACGTCACCGCCGCCGCCACGCCGCAATTCAGATTTGACAAAAAAACTCAGGGATCTGCGGGCTCAGTTCTCTGAATTGGCATTCCAACTGACAAACGCAAAGCTCGATCTCGAACAGGCCAGACAAGATCTCAAACACGAACGCAGCAGACAGGCTGAGGCTCAAACTGGACTGCAGGTTACTGTCACACTCAATGACCTCCTTCGACAGAACGAAGAACTGCAGGTCTACAAACGCGCCATGGAGTCCATGGCAAAACAGTTCATCCACCCACGTATGACCGCACTCGAACTCGCAGAACTGCAACTGAAGGGGCAGACACCACCATGCAAGTCTACATCGACAACGGCAAACTGATTCAGCTCGAACTGGAACTCATCGTCCAAGGCCCCGAAGGCATTCAGACAACCACCATCAAAACAACCGCACTCGTTACAGAGGTCGGCTTCGTCAACCAGCACAACGAGAAACAAATACTCTCTTGCCGCATCGTTCCAACACTCAAACTCATCAATCACGGCGAAGTCGTCCTCACACAGGTACAAGAACGCAGGCAGGAGCAGAACCAGTGAAGTTGACAATCGAGAAACGCGGATATATGCCGGTCCAGTGCGACAAGCCGCTGCCGTGCCCTTTCTGCGGGAGTGAACCGACACTATCACAGCTCGCACACACCACGACCTCACGCAGAGTCGGTAAAAAATGGGAGACCGTGCGAATCTGCATAGCGTATTCCTCGCAGACCCTGCAGGCTGATACGTTCAAGTTCAGCTGTGACAACTGCAAAGCCACGACCGGCAGATACCACGACACCGCGCAGGGCGCTGTCGAAGCCTGGAACACACGCTACACACCACCAGCTACCGATCAACCCCAGCAGGAACAGAACCAGTGAAACGCCGAACCAAAAACCCAGACAGCAAACCACTCGGACGACCACGACGACACCGTCAGGACGCCGTCACATGCGTCGTTAAATTGCCACCCGATCTCGTCCGCTGGATTGACCAGCGATACCCCACACGACAGGACGGCATCGCAGCCATCGTCGCCGCCCATGTGGCCAACAACGACAAACCCGTCATCCTCCACATCCCTGAACTCACTCCCATGGCACAATACTCCTGAAACTCACTGAGAAAGGCCCTCGCTCATGCTCGCATTCATCGACACCGAAACTACCGGCTTCCTCAACGCCGACCACGTCATCGAAGTGGCCGCCGTCGTCGTCTCACCCGACTGCAGACGACTCTACGCCACCTACGACTCCGTCCTCCCACCACACGACGACGACAACGGACAGTGCCGCCAAGCACTCCTCAGACAGTGGGCCTCCGATAACGCCTGCCACGGGCTCCAGCCCGACACATTCTCCGAAATCGTCCGTGACGCCTCGCCCAAAGCCAGACAGAGAGTCCTCGAATCGCTCATCGCCACACTCTCACAATGCCACACCATCGTCGGTCATAACCTGGATTTCGACCTCCGCATGCTCGCAAATACAGGAGGACCAGCAGGACAGTGGTTCAAAGATCTCAAAGACGGCCGCATGCCCCGATTCAAGCTCGTCGATACGCTCCAGCGACGATCCGCCATCAACGGCAAAGCCGAATCACTCCAGTCACTGTACCAAAGACTCGGATCCGGACGACTCGACGCATACCAGCACTCAGCCCTCGGTGATTGCCTCCGGCTCTACGAAATCTTCACGTTCCTCCCAACAGCCTCACTCATCAGTCAGGAAATCAACGAAGACGCCACCTTCGGAATCAACACCGCCTTCTCACGCTTCGACGACCTCACAAAACACAACATGCTCAAAGATCTCGGGTTCATGCTCATCAGCCGCTGAGAGTCATTTCGGTGTATTCATGTCCAGTTTCCGTTTGAAGGAGTGCAAAATGCAAAAGAAAAAAACCGTCAGTCTTGATCCGCAGGTTCGCGAGCAGATTCGTGGGCTCCGAGAGAAAATTCATGACTTAGAGCATGAACTTGACCAGCGAATCCGTCGAGAACACGCAACTCTCATGCAACACAAGCAGACAATCAGAGAACTCAACGAAGCCTCCGCTCATCGCGAAAGCGAACTGATCGAACAACGACAGGCACTCATCGAGATGCTCGTCGCTGTCAAGGATACCCTCATGCCAAAAACCACCTTCGCCGAATGATCGGGCTCGACCGAGGACACGAGAGAACAAACGCCGGATCTTCGTCCGGCGTTTTCTGTTTACCGCAAAGACTACAGGGACACACATGATCAACGACGAACGATGGAGCGTGGTTATCGGCTGTGCCGGTGCCGGGAAAACGTCCTACGCCATGGATCTGCTCGAACAGGCCCTCAGAAATGGCCTCCAATGGCACCAGATCGGATTCTCCAGCTTCTCCCGGGCCGCCTGCCAAGAGGCCGTCAGAAGGGCAGCAAAATTGTGCGGAGAGTCAGAAGAACGATTGACAAGTCATGGGTGGTTCAGGACAATCCACGCAGCGGCCCTGAGAGCTGTCGGAGGCGCTGGGCGAATCATCGACCCAGACTCGAAGTCAGGCCGCGAATTCTACGCTGATATCAAACTCCCACGCGGAGGCGATCGCGGTACGCTCGGCGAATCTGTCGCCCAAGTGCTCGAACGCTGGGATCTCGCCAGGCAAATGCTCTGGCCTCTGGTCGACAGGCCCCGTTTCACAGGCCTCCCAGACGGATCACCCGGATCACCCGGATCACCCGGATCACCCGATTCCCACCCGATTCCCAGGGGGGGTGCTACCATTTCTACGTGTGAAAACACTGGGTTTTCAGAAAGATTCCCACCCCCCTTTATGTATATAGGAGATTTTTTCAGTGCTATTAGTCCGCGTCGTTCGCGAAATTGGGTGCACCCTGCTACCGATTGTGATAAGTCCCTATATAGTAACAGGTTACACGCTCCCACCCCCCCCTGTGCCGGGTGGGAGTGGTGGGAGCGGGTGGGAGCGGGAAACATAGACGGACGTTCACTGCACTGGTGTTCAGGTGTGGCAAATACTAACTGGGCGGACGAGATTGCCCAGAAGTTCGAAGACGCCAAACGACTTCACAACAGATTGGACTTCACTGACGTCCTCATGAGATTCTGCGGACTGTCGGTCGATACCAACAATCGACTCACACTCACGACACCAGAAGGCACCGACCCCGACGAATGCTCACTCTGGTTCCTCGACGAAGCCCAAGACTGTAGCCCCCTCCTCTGGATGACCGCCGATCGACTCACGACCAACGCCGCCGAAGTCGTCGCACTCGGAGACCCCTACCAAGCCGTATACGGCTTTCTGGGGGCCGCCCCTGAGTTTCTCATCGGATTGGCCGACGGATCGCGTCAGAGGGCCGCTGAGACCGTTCTGAGACGGTCGTGGAGAAATCCTCAGTGCGTGATCGACTGGGCCGAAGCAATTTTATTGGAAGATCCGGAGTATGTCACTCGCCAACCGTTCAGCGAACACGACGACGGATCCGTCGGGATCGTCGAATGGGGGAACTGGATCCGGAAAATCGACACGCTCCCCGAAGTCGACACCATGATCCTCGGACGGACATGGTTCTCCCTCGCAGATGTCATCAAATCGCTCGACTCCCACGGCATACCATGGGCCTCCTGCGGCGAGAAAATGGCCAGCAAATGGGATGCACCCGTCCAACTCGCCAACGTCCTCACACTCCGAGAACTGCAGGCAGGACTCCCCATCAGCGAGGTCGACTACCGGCGACTCACCGAACACTACCCACAGAAACATCCAGAGCATGGCGAATTCTTCACCAGAGGAGCAAAGGCCAAATGGAAGAAGGCCGCCTGCTCCGCCGAACCACAGACCACACTCGACAATCTCGGCTCATGGGACGCTACACCCGCCTTCATCCACTACATCCAAGCAGGACTCTGGAAGGCCGACAAGTTCGCCATCATCGACTACGCCATTACCCGGTGGGGAATTGACGCTGTCCGGCACCCTCGGATAAAACTCGGCACCTGTCATTCCGTCAAAGGACTGGAGGCCGATGTCGTTTACTGTGTCGCAACGTCGACAGGAAAAGCCGAAAACGCCGATCCCGCCGAGGAACGGAACCTGAAATATGTCGCCATCACCCGCGCTCGACACGACTACAGACTCGTTTACCGAAACTCCGATCTCGCACAAAGCCGGCCGCAGTTCTGGTGTGCCCCCGAAAAGAAAAGCCTCACCCCAGAGCACATCGACACCGACCAGCAGTTCCTCGAAGCTCGCAGGAAAAAAGCCGAAGTTAGAGAAACAGATCCAATCCCAGATCATAGCCTACCTGGAGAAGATGGGTATTTGGTGTGTGAAGGTCCATCAGACTGGATTGAGTCGGAACGGGATCCCGGACCTGATCTGCTGCCACAACGGGAGACTGATCGCGATGGAGGTCAAAAGGCCGGGCGAGACTCAGACACCACTCCAGAAATTCGAACAGGAGAAGATCAGGAAGAGTGGTGGAGTCTGTGAAGTCGTCACATCACTCGAAGACGTGCTGCTGCTGCTGCGGGGGGGTGCCTAACGTGCTGCTGCTGCTGCTGCCGGGGGGGGAGACCGAATGACCAGTCGCGACGATGTCACACTCGCTCGACGCTCGCTCAAATGGCCGGTGCCGGACCGGCTCAGGCAGGCCGCCGTCGAGATGCTCTGGGAGGCCATCGAAAACCCAGACGTTCACGTCCGCACCCGCATCGAAGCCGCTCGCACCGCCCTGCAGATGGACGCCCTGAACCTGCAGATCAGCATGGCAGAGAACGAAACACGGCCGGCGGCAAATGCCCCGGCCGTGATCTACATCCTGCCGCCCAACGGGTCAGAAGCCCCGGAGCCACCCCACGACGCTCCCCCGCTGATCGAGGCCGAGGGTGTTGTACCGCCCACCGACGGGGGCCTTGGAGATACACCAGCGGATCTCTGAGCGATACCCCAGTTCATGCACCGCCTGCCATGCGCGCAACGGCACCACAAAGCCGCCATCCCGCAACTGAGCCGTCCCCAGCCGCTCGCTCTGGTACCAGTTGATTTCCGGGTGCTCCAGATGCACCATCCGCTCAACATGATTGATCTGATGGTCCATCCGCACAGACGGCAGATTGGTCACATAGCCTGCAGGATCCAGCAGACCCTCCACAAACTCCTCCAGCCGGCTGAAGTCCTGCGCTGCAGGCAGAGACACAGGCCACGCATTCTGCTTCCGGACCGCCACAAACGTCCGACAGTCCGTCAGGATCTGCCGCCGGTTATACAGACCCACCGCCTGCTTCGAGTTGTTCGCCCGCCGCAGGATGTCACACACGCGGTCATACTCAGAGACGACTTTTGCCACAGTACACACTCCAGAACAAAGGGTTGAAAGAAATCCCCCGGCTGCTGCTGCTGCCGGAGGGGGGTCAGTATTCGCCGGGCAACATCACGACAGCATGTTGCTGCTGCCAGACCTGAAATAACTTCAGGGTCTTATCCTCAGACACCTGCAGGTGGGTGAACAGGTCAGACCACGGGACTTCCTGAGTGATCAGCACCGTTTCATTCCCGTCCGTCGCCTGCACAGTCACGCCGCTGCCCCTCGGTGTGATGTGCCACGACACAAACTCACGCCGCATCAGTTCGCCGGCATACGACGCAATCAGGTCACCGAGCCAGTAGCAGTGACACTCCCGCATCAGGTACATCAGGCCTTCAGTGCCCACGTACCGCCGGTTTACGCTGAACCGCTCGAAGGTCTCAGAACCGCTGAACTGCTGCAGGTCAAACATCGAAATCATCGCCATCGTCTCCAGAAAAGGGTTACCACAAGGGGCCCGGGGCACACGCCCCGGGCTGCTGCTGCTGCCGGACGGGGGGGTCAGGCCTTCTGTTTCTTCTTCTTCGAGATCAGAGCTTCCCGGCCGATGATCATGCGGGGACTCATCCCCAACGGACCGATGCCGCAGTCCTGCATGTGATCGGGCTGAGCCTTCGCCCATTTGACCAACTGCTTTCGATCATCTGCAGGCAGATCCGCAAAACGCTTGAACGCATCCGCGAAATGCTCATTCACAGTCTTTGCCACAGTACACTCTCCAGAACAAAGGGTTACCACAAGGGGCCCGGGGCACAACGCCCCGGGCTGCTGCTGCTGCCGGAGGGGGGTCAGATCCCCGCCGGAGTTTCCTGAGGATTCACCACCACCGCTTTGGCCGGCCGACTGAACAGGCCGAAGGTGGGGTCTTTCTCGCTGGGCTCCATCGTCGCAGTGAACCGCACCACGTCGCCACGCTGCAGGCCACGCTGTTCCTCGACGTCGGCCGCCGGGTAGTCTTCAGTGGCTTCGTAACGCTTCACGTATCGGACGCAATCAATCGACGACGGCTGCGAACCGAAGTACAGGTTGCCCGTAGCCTGACACTTCACTGTCATCTTCCACGTGCAACCGTAGGCGCTCTCATACGCCTTCAGCTTCAGCACAGTTGCAACAATCTCGCGACGACCCGGAATGACTGGCTGCAGTTCGGCCCGCTGCTTTTCCTGCAGTTCAGCGAACGTCAGACGGCCGTGCCCCCGCTCTTCGTTGTGCTTCCGCTGACCCTCCAGTTTCGCCGCCTGCGCTGCTGCTGCTGCTGCCACCCGGTCAGCTCGACGCTTCTCCGCCTGCTGCTGCCGGCTGTACTCCAGACGGGCCCACTCCAACACCGGCACCCGCTTGTAAGAGTTGCGGGTGTCAGCACCCCAGCAGGCATAACAGACGCCACCGTCCTGCCAGTGGCCAGTGTTGCCGCTGCCACCACAACGACCGCAGGAGGTGGAGATAAGGACTTTCCCGTCCTGAATAAGGGTGCCGGGACGCTTGCAGAAAATGAACGCATAAGCCGCCAGAACATCAGGGACGGGGCTGAGCTTCGACATTTGAACACTCCAGAACAGGGGTTGAGGAAATGCCCGGGGCACACGCCCCGGGCTGCTGTTGATCAGTTATTCAGTTCAAGCCAGCAATGCGACAGGGCCCGCATCAGGTCCGTCATGCCAGAACTGGCTGCTGCTGCTGTCGGAGCCGTCAGCACCAACTCATCCAGCATGAACAGGGCGAGGGTCAGAGCCTCCGGCTCCAGACGGTCGGACATCGTCCGCACAAACTTTGCACGGATCCGGGACTTCTGGCAATCGCTCAAAGACGGCTGAACGTCACGAGTTTTCAGGCGGCGAGGCATCGTAGGGACTCCGGCAAGGGGTTCAGCGAGAACGGACATCAACACCATAAACGCCCAACAGGTGCCGCATTCGCATCTGCGGCGAAACCTGCTCTGCTGCCACCGCTGCGACAGCGAACGCCCCGTGCAACTGCTGCAGGGTGTCGGTAATTCTGTCGATGCTCGACTCTGCCCCGCCGTCACCACGCAACGATAGGCGGACATTGTGCAGCAGGCAAAACATGTGCAAACGGTTGGAACAATCCTTCTGCATACGCTGCAGAACGGCGGGATCAGGCAGCACGACACTCATCAGAGCAGCTCCGGTAAAGGGGTTGAAGACTTCCACTGCGGAAGATCATACCAGAGTGTTCGGCGTAGTCAACTGCAAACTTTACAGTTTTCTGAAAGATCGTCAAGGGCACGAAAAAACCCCGGATTGTGGCCGGGGTCTTTCCAGTGTATTCTTAGGGTGTGTTCTTTGCTGCTGCTGCTGATCAGGCGACTTTAACGCCACAGCACGGACTGACAACCCGACTACCGCCACAAAACACCCACGCGCCCCTTCCGCCCGTGGGGGAGGGGGATCTAGCAACCATTGCTCCGCAGGAATTGAGAGTCTGCGTCCTCGGGCACGTGGTTTGATTCTATGGCGGTGGCTGGGTGTATTGCAAACGG